GAAATAGTCGAACGGTACAGAGCTATCGGCATTGATTTTGTTGCCGTACCTGTGATGGATTCATCGCACAAGTGTCAGCTTATCGCGCAAAGCAATGAGGTGCTGGAATACTTGGCAAGAGAGATGGAGGATTAACCCCATTAAAAGCTAAACACAGATAGAGGATTGATCATGAGAGATGCAGAAGGGCTCAAGGGAATAGATGGTGTAAAATATCTGACATCAGCTCCGAAAGGTGAAACTATTGTGGATATGCAAGTATTTAATGACGTTCTTTACATTGCAACAGATAAACACATTTACAAGCTTGTCGATGATAAGCGGCTTGATATTCAACATTAACCATGGAGCAACGACACATAACCCTAAAGAGCGGCCACAAGCTGTATAAGCCGGCCCTACACGACCACTATACGGTATTCAGTCTCACCGGTATCTACATGGGATGGATAGCAGCGAAGGGCGATATAGGCGGCTTCTTGAAGCGAGGAGGGTTTAACCAGGAATTAACACGAAGTATGGTACATTGATTCTGCGTCTAAACTCGGCAGAGGCCGGTCTTATCAACCGGTGTGGCGCCTTCCTTTCGATAAGCCTTTGATAGGGGTTTTTATGAGAAAAAAACCAAAACTAGTTTATGGTGTCGGCACTAATGATGCTGATTATTATGTTCAGTCTATTGTAAATGGGATCTGTATTAGGTGTCCGTTTTACAGAAAATGGAGCAGCATGCTAAAGCGATGCTACTCATCAAAATATCATCTAGAGCACCCTTCTTATATCGACTGTACCGTATGTGATAAATGGTTAACTTTCAGTAATTTTAAGAAATGGATGGAAACCCAGGGCTGGGAAGGCAAGGAGCTGGACAAAGATATATTGATCGAAGGCAACAAACTCTATTCCCATGAAACCTGTCTTTTTGTGACCCAGGCAACAAATAATCTGCTCACCGACAGCAGAAGATCTAGGGGGGCGTTTCCTATAGGGGTCAGCAGGGGATACAAAGGCTATCAGACTGGGTGCAGAAGTGGTAGCAACAATAAGTATCTCGGTGAATATTCCACTCCAGAAGAGGCTCATGCCGTTTATGTCGGCTACAAAGCAATGGTCATAACACTTCACGCAAGCAAGCTAACTGACAAGCGAGTGGCGGCCGCTCTAATCCGCAGGTCTAACAGCATGATGGCCGGAATTAAGGAAATACGATGACACAGTACGACAACACCAACAAAGGCGCCATATGGGGCAACAAGGATAAGCAGTCAGACCGGCATCCAGACTTCAAGGGTTCAATCAATATTGAGGGCGTTGAATACTGGCTATCAGGCTGGAAGCGAGACCCCAATGGCAACCCTAACGCTCCGTCTGTAAAGTTCAGTGTGCAGAGAAAGGATGAGGTTCACGCTAATGGTTATCAGCAGGCTCAACAGGCCATGCGGTCACCACCCCCGCAACAGCAGCAACCCCCGCAGAATCAGGGTTTCCAGCAGGGGCCCAGCGCTCAACAAGCAGTTTCAGCACCACCCCAAAACGGTGGATTTGACGACTTTGATCAAGAAATCCCCTTCTAGTGGATGATTATGTAGATGTACCGGGCCCCATACTAGGCGGCCTTAAAGATCGCAGAAAGAGGGGCCCATACAGGCGAGCCTACAAGCCGACCATTATCAAGAGGAAATATATCCCAAGGCCAGTTAAGGCAAAGAGGCGTATCCAAGTGCGCCCTGACATTCAAATAACACCTGACTGGACTGATGAGCAGATGGCTCTAGAGCTGACACTCCGACGAAAGTACCGTAATTAGCCATTATCAATGCGTGTGATATACTTCACGGCATGTCAGATAGCATCCTTGACCTACCATTGAACACCGAGGGGTTTTACAGTCTAGAGGGCTGCAAATTCCACTGTATCGCTATGGCTGTCGATCCGTTTACTGGGAAGCGATATGTTGAGCATAAAGGCACCAAGTGTATAGTTCAATCAACAGATACATACCGCCCTGAAGGCTTCATTCATTACACGCAATCAGGCAGAGATGCCGATTAATTCACCTTATAGACGATCAGGTAGAGAATAGATAATTATGCCTATAACGCCATCAGATTATGAGCATTTTTCACAGATAAACGCATCTAAAGGCGTGGCGAGTTTTTACGCGCTGGATCAAGCAGGGGCTAACGTCGATTTATTTGGCTTCGGGCCTGATCTGGAAATAGCAGACCCCTCGATGTGGACGGATAACCCTGAGTGGCTGACGGGTGATGGTGTTTCGGATTATGCCGGCTTTCACTCTGATGGCTCGCCTACCCAAGAAGACCAGGCGGAGAAGATTTTTAAACTTAATAACGGGCTTCAGCTTATCGCGTTTCAGGTGGCTTACTCCTCTGCACCAGTCTCAGACGAGGAGTTTGTATTTTTAGGCGGGCAGGATCTGTCTGCACCTAGCAGTGCGAGAGGTGTTAAATATACTCTTGGAACTGATGGAAATGTCGACCAAAACTCCATAGTTGACGGCGGGGGCGCTAGAAATATACCGGGATATAACGCTACTGTGCTAGGTAACGAAATGACCATTGTTTTCGTTAACGATGCCAGAAGCGGAATAACAGAAAATGGAACTGGGAAGGCTACGGCGTACTCAGGGCCTAATAGCAACGGGCTGGACCTAGTTAGCGCAAACGGAATATCTAAAGTATTCGCTAATTATTATGGCCAGAACGATTTTGGAAATATTCTCGGCTTCCCTTCTGGCATGTCCTCTGGCGTAGGCGTTGGTATCGGAGCGAGGTGGAATAACTTTGACTCTACGTGGGATGATAATACCCCCTTTCAGATAAGGCGGCTTCTGGTCATGAACTTTAAGAAGGTTGATCCGCGACTTTTAGGCGAGATAGCTTTCGACCTGCTATATAGCGGCGGACTTCCTGGCGCGTCTGTTTATCGAGGCATTCTCAATGCTTAGAGTACCAGGCATAGGGCGGCCGACCGCTAATAGTATTCGCGTTCTAGTTGCAACAACCCGTGATTCAGCGGTTGACCCTATCAGCGCGGTAGCCTCTGCGGGCAGTGTGGCCATAACGCAGCCAGCGCAGACTCTCGTGACAATTTCGGCTCCGCTACAGGTCGGGTTTGTTGATGTTACCGGGCTGCCGGCCCACTCCCCCCTTACCGTAACCGTCTCCCAGAATGGGGAGGACGACCAAGTTTGCACGCTAAAAACGCTGCCTGACGATGAGGTGACAGATTTTAGCTTTATTATGACCACTTGCGACTTTTTGGTCAGCAAGACAGCGGGAAATCTGTGGCGAGAACTTAATGATTTAATCGACACCGAGAATATCCTGTTTAGAGTTAACCCTGACGACTACACCTATGTCGACGGCCTGACTATGAACAAACCCCCCTACACATCAACGGGAGTGCCTGGCACCACAAAAGACCCTGACGACTACAACCTTGCTTACGGGGTGTGGGCTGGTGTGTTTGATACGTACTACGAGGCTCACGATGTAGAGCGTCAAGACTTTTATAAACGAGTTCCGGTACTGTCTACTGGCGGCGACCATTATGTAAAAAACGATTATCGACGGTCTACGGACGTTCCAGAAGATTCGGTGCTATATGCCGCCGCTAAAGACGGATGGGAGAACTGGGCAGCCCCGCTTAACCCGGATCCACTAGCTGTGGGTGAGCTGTGGTTCGGGTTTACCTGTGGGCCTTGCCGGTTCGTATTTAGCGAAATGGAAAACACGTGTATACCCCCCGTTGCCAGCGAGACGGACAAGCCTTGCTACACCCAGCCCCAGATTGACGACTGGTTTAACTACTGGGATACGGATCCTGTGCAGTTTAATTTTCTTTGCTCGGAGCGAATGACAGACCAGACGCAGCAGGGATGGAGACAGCTGCACCAGGACGAGGCGGACGGGTGGAAGGCGTCAATGGAAGCTAACAACAACCTAAACGGTGTTAACGGGAATCTGACCGCCTTGACCGGCGACAGGCATTGCCAGATGGTCATACAGTACGACTCATTTGCAGAAATGGTGCCGTCACAGTGCGCGGGTCAAGATTCGGTGGGCGCAGAGCTTTACGGTATAAACTGGGCCTGGGGTGGCGTGCTAAAGCATGCGATAGTGACCCGAGACGAGATAGGTGACAGGCCAGAAGAGGGGTTTATTTTATTCAGGGTAAAGGCGAGCGCCGCCACGCCTTTCCTAGAAATGATTCACTATCAGACCATGAATGGCACGCTACAACAGACTTACGGCCCCTCTAGGCTTAATGCTGGCGCAGAGGACAATCAGTGGGTGCTGCCAGACAATAGCGACAGGATAGGGCGCGAGGTACAGAATTCAGGTGCTATAGGCCAGAAGGACCGATTTGTAATGCCGGGCGAGACTATCGCTCAAGGATCGAGGGATGATTACCTGGGATTCTACATATTCCAAGGTGACAACAACAGTTATCTAACGACTCTGAATTGCCATGTAGGCGCTGTATCTGAGACGGTACAGGCCAGATTCAAACTAACACTATTCGAGTATGACTTTGGCGGCACTCAGCTACCAACAAAGGTTGTCGGAGAGACAGAATTCCAGAGGCTACCGGTTAAAGTCGGGGCGGGCGCCAGACAACTCCACAAGCTGCCAATAGTCGGTGGCGAGTTGAGGCTAGGCCCGAGATACTACATTATAGGCATAAGTGTGGAGGACGCCCCCGTCTCCGTCTCAGATGATACAATCGGCGTCGTAGGACGAGAGGGGGCGATTAGTGTCTGATTTCGTAGACAGCAAGCCGGTGCAGTCCAGTATGGGGCTGTGGTCGGACGTAGAGAGGAAGGCTGAAATGCTCACTTTTGGATTTAAGAAGACCGCAAGCGATGCCAATAGCCCGAGAACACAGCTAAACGGGAACGCCAGAACGAGCGCTAGGCAGGTTGCGGCAGCCAGGACGCTCTCAACTCCAGACGACATTAGCATAAAACGGCTTAGCTGGTTTGGCAGAACTGGTCAATCCGGGCTCCCTACTTATAATTTCACGATTGCCATCTACACGTATGATCCGACGGGCTACGGCGGTAGCGGGCAGCCACTGACAAAAGTTGGGGAGGCGGCGGGTGTTTTCGACAACGGCACGACACAGCCAAACGAAACCGAGTGGTTTATTAATGTAGATATTAGCCTGCCGGCGAACAACCCAGGCGAGGAGTATATTCTTGCGTCTGTTTTTGACATAGACACTTTAGTCGGCGACTCAAGGGATGGCACGACCAGCTCGGTTAATAATTCAGACATCTATCCTGACGGGCTGGTTGATGATTGGAGCATTCTCTTGCAGTCAGCATCATCATCAGACCCGGCTATATGGGCTGATTACGAGATTATAACCGCGCCCCCCACACTAACCGCTCCGTACAGTAATCTAATAAACATATTTGGCGATGCTGTTAGTGTAGACTTGAGTGGTCATATTACCGATGCGACATCTATTGATTACTCGGTATTCCCTGCAACCCTGTCAGAGTCTTCGGATCTCGTTACAGGAACGGTAACATTGCCAACAGGCAGAACCCGAGTATCAGTAACAGCTACAAACTCATTTGGGTCAATAGTTGAGACATTTGAATGGGATACATTAACTATCGGCGCGGCGTCTAACATTAACACTGATATAAATACATAGGCATCACTATGACAACCATTATACCCCAACCTAAAGTCGCTACCTTGGACGCCGCCAATACCTCCGTAGACATGGTTAACACGGCCGGCAGCATTGAGATTGCAGGTGATTTTACAGGCCCGGCTACAGTAACCCAGAGCCTTACAGGCGGGTCTACTACAATTGATACCTTTCTGGTGGATAGCACGCTCCACACACAGGCAAACCAGCTTACATTCGGCTTAACTGGCGGCAACGGGCCGATTACCATCCGGTGGTATCCTGATGCAATTAATACAGATGTAACAGATACCCGGGTACTTAAAAAAGACAAATCACACGAGGGTTAAGATATGGCACATAAAGCAAAGCCAAAGCGTGGTCAGCGAGCAAATACCAACAAGAACAGCAAAGATAAGCGTAAGAAGCGTACCAAAAAGTAATGGAGATATTGCTGCTCTGTATTGGGCTGCTGATAATTGCTGTATGCCAGGATTTAACCCTAGAGCCGACCAAAGAGCAGCAAGACCCTAATTTCTACCGCTCACCCGAATGGCGGGCGTTAAGGGTTAGAGTATTCGCAGCATGGGGTAGAGATTGCCTCATTTGTGGCAAGAACATTGAGCCGATGACCATTGATCATGTGTACCCCAGGTCAAAGTTTCCAGAACTGGAGCTAGAGTTCACAAATTGCCAGCCCGCTTGCTCTCCTTGCAACCGCAAAAAGAGTAATACCGATTTCACTGACTACCGGGATTACCGGCAAATGAACGAAATTGTCAGTGATCATGCTAAGCGGTGACTATCGAACAATATTGATTTCACCGACTGGAGAGAATGATGGATAATATATTGAATGGTAGCTGGGTAAACTCTAAAGAAAGTTTGTTCAAATCCCCGAACGATCCAAGCCTCCAATATAACGGCGATAACTCATCCTTTAATATATCAGGGAGTGACTTGACTATTGATGGCATTGATATTGCCCCTGGAATACATAAGCTAAAGCCAGGTCAGGTTGTGCGATATAGCCAAGAGCATGACTTTGCTATAAGTGAGGCATGTTAGAAGTGAGTAAAGTCATAAGAAGCGCGCACGATCTTCCAGAGCCTATTGACGGCGTTATTAACATAGAGCCGGGAACAATCTTTGATTTCAGCGGCGTACTTGAGGCTCATCATCCCATGAAATTCAAGGGCACCTTTGATTTCCGATTTCATAACAATATTGAATCGGCGCCATCAAATCCAAAAGATTATGCGGAGCTTGCCATCAATCAAAGCTGTGTGGCATCACTATTAAGCAATCATTAAAGAGCTAGGTAAATGCTCTAAGGGTAGTAAGTCATAACCCATCACCTATCCTGCTTTTTGCGGGTTTTTTCATATATGGTATGATTAAATCAATTAATGGTGAAAGACTGACAAAAGACTGACTATGTCAAAACATGAATATACCTCTGAAAACCAGCCAGACCCATCCCTAAAGGTAAGAGGTAAGGCAAAGAAGACTCTAATGCTTGATGCCATAAGGGCTCAGTGCGAGGGAGGCGAACAAGAGTTTCTCAAAAAAGTTGTCGAGCACGCACTGGGTTTCGATGGGGCGGCAGCAACAGAAGACACTCCGGAAACAGCCCCAATCCCCCCTAACCCCCAATTACTAACCCTTGTCCTAAACCGCATAGAGCCACCACTAAAGGCCACTATGCCCCTCATAGAGTTTGACTTCGACCACACTGCTAAACCCCATGAGCAGGCAGCACAGGTCATTGAGGCAGTATCTAACGGGATTATGTCTCCTGATATCGGATCAATGTTCATATCCTCTATAAAATCCATGCTTGAGATTGAAGAATATACTGAGCTAAAGGCCAGAATAGAAAGGCTGGAGGACGTTTTAAATGGGGAGTCTAGCTAGAAAGCTGGACGAACTAGAGCCCCAGATAATGGCTAGTGTTGGAATGCTGGAGAAGTCTGTCTATGGTGTTGTTGACCGGGTTGATCGCATTGATGGCGAGCTAATCCCGCATTTTATCCGACGATGGAAAGGCACTATAGGCGACATGGCCCCAACGGAAGAAGAGCCAACCATCTATATTATTGAAAAGCTCGAGCCTTTAATCCTAAAACACAAGAAATACAAAGGCATGTGGGGAGGAAGAGGGGCCACAAAATCAATAATGGCCATGGACACGATGGCTGGCGAAGTTAATTCATGCGGATCAAAGGTATATGCCCTAAGAGAGCACATGAAATCGCTTAAGGAGTCGATTTATGCAGGGATGGAGGGCCGGATAAGAGCTCTTGGATTCGCCGGGTTTAGATCGGTCAGAAGCCAGAGCGAGATAAGGCACAAAACAGGAGGCCAGATAACGTTCGGCGGCCTCGTTAATGTCGAAGATATGAAGAGCTTGTTTATGTACAAGTTCTTTCTGATGGAGGAGGCCAGAGACACCAGTCAGGACGCTATCGATATATTAGGCCCAACACTTCGCGGCGTGCCAGGCAGTGAACTTTGGTGGGTTTGGAACACCGGAGCATCAAGCGACGCCATGAGTCAGGAATTTATCGTTCCTTATCAGGCTGATTACGACCGGCAGGGCTATTATGAGGACGACTATCATTATTTAATCAAGGTCGGCTATCAAGATAACCCATGGTTTATGCATGATGAGTCTTTGAGCGAGGAGTTGGCTAAAGACTTTGAGAAGGTTTCAGACGGCAGGATGAGTCAGGCAAGATTTAACCATATATGGAATGGCGGATTTAAAGATGATATCGAGGATTCTGTGATTAGCGAAGAGATGTTCGATGCATGCATAGATGCCCACATTAAACTGGGTTTCGAGCCAAAAGGCGCTATCGTCGCCGGGCATGACCCTTCAGACGTTGGAAATGATGCAAAGGGCTTCTGTGTTCGGCAGGGCGTTGTATTTACAAGCATGGAAGAACTTGATGGCGAGAACGCTAATAGGGCTTTTGATATAGCATGCAAAAAGGCTAAAGATATCAATGCCGACGTGTTTGGGTGGGATTGTGACGGGATGGGCGCCCTGCTTAGAGATCAGGCTTCGGCCAACTTTGCAGGAACCAAGATTGAGTCGTTTATGTACAAAGGCAGTGAGGGCGTTCATGACCCAGAAGACATATTTGAGGAAAGCGACAATTACAACATGAAAGGCGAGAAAAAGAACAAGGACGTGTTTAAGAATAAGAAGGCTCAAAATATAGTCTCATTTGCCGAAAGGTGCAGAAAGACACACGAGGCGGTATCAGCGTTGGCCAAGGGAAAGATGAAATACTATGACCCTGATGAATTAATTAGCTTTTCTAGTGAGGGCATTTCACTTAAAACAATGTCAAAATTCAGGGCCGAGTGCTGCAAGATACCGCTAAAGCCATCTGATATGATTTGTTTTTACTCTAAAGAAGAGTTAAGGCGAGGCATTATGATTAAAGGTAAGCGGATAATCATACCCTCCCCCAACCTATTCGACAGCGCTTCGCTTTCATTTGACAAGTCAAGTATAATTATCAAGGTCAAGAAGGTTCAGCTAAACTTCGACTCAATAGGCCGATAACACGTTTAATGCTACAATCAGCACCGGCTAGGGCATGCAACCCGAAAAGCGGTAACACCGACCGCCTGCCAATCCTAATTCGGTGATTATCTTGGTGAGATAGTGGTGATTATGATTATTTAATATGCCGATAGATAGAGATTATTCTGATGTTAATGCAGTCCTTATCCTTATTGAAGAGGCCCAGGATAGTGAGCGCAACCGTCGAGACAAGGTAAAGGAGGCTAAATGCTTCCTGACTAAACGTGATGGGATGTGGCACCAGGACTCATGGGATAAGATGGCCGGGCATTATAGGGGTACATTCGACATGTGTACACCTATCGTTGATGGCATAGCAGGCGAGATAGATCAATCAGACTTCACGCTGAGAGTCAGCCCTAGCGGCGGCAGAGCCAGCGAAGATACCGCTAGAACCCTGGACGGCCTAATCCGCAACATTCGCAACATCTCTAATGCTGAAGACACCTTCAATAAGGCCGGACGATCAAACGTTGTGGGTGGATTTGACGCATGGGAAGTAGTCCAAGACTGGATTGATGGCGATTCATTCGACCAAGATCTATTCATCCGTAGAATACCTGACGCTGCAAAGTCCGTATGGTTTGACATGGCCTCTGTCATGCAGGCTCCTGAAGATGCTAATTGGGCGATTAAGCTTGTTGGCATGCCAATAGCTGACTACCAGGCAAAATGGCCTGATGGCAGTCTCGTCTCTATAGGCGATAACTCAAGAGTTCCCCGGGATAAAAATAACCCAAAAGAAATAGTAACCGTTGGGCAGCTGTATTTTAAAAAACCTATCGAAATTGACCTCGTAAGAATGAATAACGGAGACGTTTATCAGGATGATGATAAATTCAAGGCAGCTCAAGACGAATTGGCCGAGCAGGGAATTACCATTGAGGTCGATGACGAGGGGGAAGAAAAGCGCAGAACTCGCAAAAGCTGGCGCGTTCATTCTCGCATGCTTGACGGGTCAATGTGGCTAGCCGAAGAAGAAGAGACGGTCTTTGACTTCATTCCAATCGTCCCGATCTACGGTAATTACGACTTTATTGACGATGAGCGTGTTTATTTTGGCAAGATTGAGAACCTGCTAGACCCTCAGAGGGCATATAATTATGCCGTGAGCCGAGATATCGAAGATGGAGCTCTATCTCCTGCCGCAACAACGTGGATGACTGATAAGCAGGCAGAGGGTAATGATTATTCAAAAATGAACTTCGATCGTGCGCCGATTCGGATTTATAACAACGACACAGCCGCAAAATCACCCCCATTCAAGACGCAAGGACCACAGGCCAGTGCTGGGCTACAGACCACAATGGCCAATATGCAGCAGATGATTACAGTATCATCTAATACGTTCAACGCTCAACAAGGTAACGCTAGCTCGACACAGAGTGGCGTGGCAGGACTGCAACAGATTGAGCAGGGTAACATTGGATCAATCAAGTGGTTTAAAGATCTTGAAATTGCTATTTGTTATACCGGCAAAGTATTGATTAGTGGCGCTATATCAAGAGTTTATGACGGCACTCGACTAGCGAGAATATTGGGAGAGGACGGCACCTCTAAGATGGTCGATTTGAACAAGCAGGTCTTCGATGATGAAGCTCAGGCAAACGTCACATTGAATGACCTGTCTATCGGCGAATACGATGTAGTCTGCGAAGTAGGTCCAGCATTTAACAGTGCACAGAAAGAGGCTGCCCGGGCATTTGAGGCAATCGCATCAGTAAGCCCTGACGTAGCCGCACGAAACATGGATATCTGGCTGAAGAACAAGAAAGAGCCAGGAATGGACATGATGGCTGAGAGGGAGCGAGAAGCCCTGTTTAACGCAGGACAGATACCGCAAAGCCAATGGACTGATGAAGAACAGCAAAAGGTAGCAGAGGCGCAAGCACAAGCCGCACAACAACCTCCACAGGAAGATCCTATATTGATTGCTGCAAGGGGCGCAGAAGCCGAGGGGCAGGCCGCCATATTAACAGCCCAAAACAAACAGGCAGAAATACAAGGTAATCAGCAATTGTCTGTGATGGAGTTACAACTTAAAGACAAACAGCTCGACCTAGACACGCAGAAGTTCATCCGCGCAGGCCAGGACAAGTTTAATGTTGAAGCTGCCAAGATCGGTCAGGGCGCTACAAAGCTAGATCAATCGCAGCAGTCAATCGACCAGAAAGACCAGCAGATGCTAATCGACGCCCAACAGAATCAAGACAAAATCGATCTACAGGCCAGAGAGCAGGTTATGGCCGAACAGCAGCAACAGCTCGATAGCGCCTTAAAGATACAACAGGAGCAGCGAGAGGAGCTAACAGCTGCTATTAGCGATCTCAAGACATTACGAGAAGCCATGGGGGTCGCAACGATTGTAGGGCCTCACAGCACGGAAGCGTATGTTAGCCAGGCTGTAGCAGTCACTGAGATACAAGAGGAGTCCGGGATTGATACCGAGATAGGCGAGACAGTGGCAGGGACTGCGGGTGATGAGATCTAATCACAAGACTTTATGCCGTCTTCCGAGTGTCCATGAGTCCAATACATTTCATTCAGCGGATATTCCCCATCTTGGCTTTCATGCGTTAACGAGTAAAGCGGCGTACCATCACAATCTCTCGTATGCTTAGCAGTGAAAAGTCTTGCGCCATTCTCCAGCTCAACAAGCACGCCAAGCCCAAGGCTGTGAGGTGTGGCATTATTTACTTGCCGGTATGACCGGCCTTTCGGGTCATCAGGGTCTTTAAGGTCGGATATAGAGGAAAAAGTTTTCATTTGGAATACCATGGTCTTGGGTTACACGCTGAATGGAACTTAAATGCCTTTACTTTAAATTCCGCAGTAAGATTGGAGTCGCGCATAATGCCATCAAGACACATGCCGCGAGTTGTTCTGGCGGTTTTTGTTTGAGCCTCATTTTGCCACACCAGCTTTATCCGTTCTTTAATCCTATCCGGCTCTGTGAATGGGCGCTTACGTCTCATTGTTTATCCTCCTTCATCACATCAAGCTCTTTAGTCCATATCATTACGCCGTTTCTATCAATTAAATCAGCCCTGGTCGGCTCCATAGCTGTAAAATCCAGCAAGTAGTCACTCTTCCCATCCTTATCAAGCTTAATCGACGGGTAGTTCGTGATACCTGTTCTGGTAGAAAAGAAGTGCATTTCGCCGTAACTTAACGGATTACCGTTCTGGTCTAAATACCGAAGCTCTTTGGGGCGATCAACGTTCAAGAGCTTTCTAAGGATTGTTATGATCATTCATGTCCCTCCTGTTAGTCGCGTTCTGCGCAATATCTAAGTTGATCATGATTGCTACTAATTCGCTCAAAGTCAGCGTCTCTTGCTTCTTCGCTGCTGTAAGACCATTCAGCATCACACCCATCAAAAACAATACTGGGCCTTCCGGTATTGTCTGGATACCACGCAAACTTTCCCTTTCTTATGTTTTTGCACAGAGCAAGGTTCGCGGGGTTATTTTGCACAGTTTTGCCACCCCTATAGATAAAGTTCTCTAATGAGCATTTGACAAAGTAAGGCGTAGTACCATCCGGCATACTCACTTAATCCCCAGGTCTTTCTTGATCAGCCTATTCAGATACTCGGACATACTTATGCCGTCAGCCTCGCATTTCTTGGTTATTTCCAGACTAATCGTACTGGTAACTTTTGCGGCAATCGCAATATTTCTTAATTCTCGTCTTGGCTTTGGCATTATCGCTTGACCTTTAGTTATCTTTGGTTTACTTTTGTACCCAGTGTTAGAGAATAGCACTTTTAACTACAAATACTCAATCAAAAAGGTAAATATCATGGATCTGCAAATTATTGAAAAAGGCGCAACATTTGAACTGGACGTAGTATCAAAGCAGGAAGGCCCCAAAACTTACTACTTCGGTGCTGGCTGGGATAATCCCAATGGCCCTGTTGATCTTGATATTGTTTGTGCTCTTTTGAAAGACGGCAAACTGGCCGGTAATGGTGACTTTGTTTATTTCGGCAATCGTAATGCCGCTGGTGTTGCTTTGTCTGAAGATAACCAGACCGGCGAAGGTGAAGGCGATGACGAAAGCATTGTTATTAATACAGACGAAATCGATCCTGCCGTTGATAGCATTGTTATTGGCCTGGCTGCTTATGCTGGTGCCGATCTTCATTCGGCGCCAAACCCTCACTTCCGCGTTTGTGATGGCTCAGAAGAGTCTAGCGAGCAAATCGGCGATGTTGTGGTTACTGGTGGCGCTATTGCCGGCGACACTGTCCTGGTCGCGTTTACGTTGAATCGTGGTGCTAATGGATGGAGCCTGGAGAATAATGCAGCGTTCCATGCCAAAGGCCAAGGTACTGGTGCTATTCAAGGTTTCGGCGCTTTGTTCTCGTAATAGCACATTAAATCATACGCTCGCGGCCTTCGGGCCGCCTTATTTTTAGAGGGTTTATCATGTTAAATACTTTTACAAAATTTCTCGAAGGTATTGCAGAAGAGGGTGAAAAGCTATTTTCCAGAGTCAAGGATAAAGCATTATTTCGCAAGGTTGTTTCTGCCAGCTTTCTTATTGCTCGTGCCGATGGCGATTTTGATTCTGATGAAAAAACAGCGCTGGCGACGATCGTTTCTAAAAAGCTTTCTCACTTTAGCATCGGTGATATTTTAAAAGTCCTGAATGATTGTGAGGAAAAAGTTGCCTTTGATGAAACTATGGGCGTTATGGAAATAATGGACGATATCTGCACGGCATCAGGTAGCGATGCTGAAATGATACTTCGAATCTCTTGCTTTATTGGCGCCTCAGACGGCGATTTTGACGCCGATGAGAAAAAGGTTGCCTCGGATATGGCTAAGCGCATGAGCCTTGATCCTTCGGGTTATGGGCTGTGATAGGCTATCCACTGGTTACGGTCTCCGTCTTTATCGGCATAGCGGTTATGTTATTTGCCGCTGACCTTTTTGCGCATAAGAAGAAGGAGGCGGTATCTTTTAAATCATCCGTCATGTGGTCATTGATATATATAGCAGGTGCCATGTGTTTTGCGGCATTTCTTTACTTCTATCATGGTCAGCAGGCGGCAAGCCTGTTTTTAACGGGGTATACGCTAGAGAAAGTCCTGGCATTTGATAATCTTTTTGTCTTCTCTCTGATATTTGCTTATTTTAAAATACCTGCACCTGATAGGCATGCAGCACTTCACTGGGGGATTATCGGGGCTATAGTATTTAGACTGGTATTCGTTGTCATTGGCGTTGAATCAATGAGCCTATTTGGCCCTGTAATGGAGTTTATATTTGCTTGCTTAATAGCATTCACTATTTACCTAATAGTAAAGTCTGGCGATGATGAGGCTGATTATGACAATGTGTGGTATGTAAAATATATCAGAAGGCATTTCCCTTCAGTAACGCCCTTTATCATTGCTATATGCGCTATTGAGATAAGTGACATCATGTTTGCTTTTGATAGCGTGCCTGCGGTGATCGCCGTCACTAAAGACCCTTTGTTGATCTATAGCTCAATGATATTCGCAATACTTGGCTTAAGGTCTTTGTATTTCGTTATAGACTCGCTGTCGTCGTGCTTGAGATATATGGATGCATCGATCATATGCGTGCTGTCTTTTATCTCCATTAAACTTGCTGCCCATTCGATAACTGGATTTCATATTGAAGCAAATCACAGTTTGATTGTCGTTATTTCAATATTATCAGTTGGTATAATTTTATCTTTATTTAAAGGATCTGATCATGAAAAAGAACCCAATACTGAAGCATCTTCGAAAGCCTCTTAAGTGGGCTGCCCTGGCTATATTCTGCATCATCGCTCTATCTCGAGGCGTCAGCTATATTGCTGGCGCTTACTCATGTAGCTCGGAATGGAAAGAGAGCGGCATGGATTACAAATACAAATTAAGTGCCGGCTGCATGATAAGCCCTAACGGCAACTGGATTCCTGCGCGAAATTACAGGATTGATTGAGGCTTTTGGGTCTGTTTTGGCGAAATATCTAGGGATGGATAAGTTCCTGCTTATTGATAGTCCGTCTGCCAATGCGTTTTTATAATAGAAAGGAATATAAGTATGGAAAAACAATGTAGTCACGGCGTCGAATGGGACGTGCACTGCGCTGAGTGTGAGATGGTCAGCCTGGATGAGACGATATTTCATGCAGGCAAAGCCCTTGCTTTAGCTAAGGCAACGAAGATTGAGGTGCAGGCGTTAATCAACGCTCAGCGTGAGGCTCTTAGTGACGCTAGTTGGCCTGATCATTTAAAGCGAGATGCACCTTATGCTCAATGCGATCAATGCCGGCGTAAGTCATGGACTTCCAAACAATTCGGCAGTATTTGCGGAATGGTTGATCTAGACAGGAATAGAACTTGCCCTGGCCGCTTAATAAAAACAGTTCAATAATGCACGACTACTGGAGTTAGAAGATGAGCAAGTATAAATATATATTTGACGATACGGCATCCAGCCCAATCAAGCATTGGACTAAAGGCGTGGAGCTAGACGATAAAGCAAGAGACCAGCTATACAATATTGCCTCGATGCCATTCATCCACAAGCATGTTGCAGTGATGCCTGATGTTCACTGGGGCAACGGGGCTACCATAGGATCAGTTATAGCCACCAAGGGAGCCATTATACCGGCTGCGGTAGGCGTTGATATTGGCTGCGGAATGATGGCGCTTAAAACGTCACTAAAGGCCACTGACCTGCCTGATAACCTTCACGCTATACGCAGCGCCATAGAGGCAGAAATCCCCCATGGGCGCACTGATAACGGCGGTAAGAATGACAAAGGCGGATGGGGTGATGTAATGCCATCGGATAACGCCGATTCATGGCTAAGGCTTTCTGTTGGTTATGAAGCTATATTGGCAAAGCACCCTAAAGCGAAGTCATTCAATAACGCATCTCACCTAGGAACGCTCGGAACTGGCAACCACTTCATTGAATTATGCCTTGATGAAAATGACGATGTTTGGGTAATGCTGCATTCTGGTTCTCGTGGAGCCGGCAACCGTATTGGCATGTATTTCATTGAGAAAGCGAAAAAGGAGATGGAGCGATATTATATTGATAAGTATCTGCCGGATCGTGAGCTTGCCTATTTAGTTGAGCATTCGGAGATTTTCGATGATTACGTTTCTGCGGTTGCGTGGGCCCAGGATTACGCGCTTGAAAACAGAAAGCTTATGATGGCTCAAGTTTTAGGTGCGATGAAGCGACACTTAAAGCCATTCACAATTGAAGATGAGGCGATTAACTGCCATCACAACTACATAGATAGAGAGAATCATTTCGGCTCTAATGTGTGGGTGACTCGCAAAGGTGCTGTTCGCGCCAGAGAGAAAGATTTAGGGATTATTCCAGGCTCCATGGGCACCGGGTCATTCATTGTTCGCGGACTAGGCAACAAAGACTCATTCTGTAGCTGCTCTCATGGAGCTGGCCGCGTAATGTCTAGAGGTGAGGCAAAGAGAAAGATAACGCTAGAGCAGCACGAAAAAGCCATGACAGGAATCGAGGCGAGACTTGATGCCGGCGTCATTGATGAAAGTCCTGCGGCCTATAAAGACATTGGCGCGGTAATGGATGCTCAGAGTGACTTAGTTGAAATTGTTTATCGTCTTCGTCAAGTGATAAATGTTAAAGGCTAGGCCACTAGCGCGCATTACAGAATGTTAACTTGATGATATCTGGCTGTGCTATAATATCAGCTTGGCTTTGGTCGGCCTAATTCGTAAGTTAACAAAGCTCAGGCTTTTATCCTTTATCGCACTTACGCGAAACGACCAAAGGGATAGAAGTCTGAGCTTTTTTATTGGAGAACAATATGATTTCAATAAGGATTTGTGGAGATAATTATTACCCATCCGTTATGGTTTTCTCTGGCGGTGAGGTCAATGTAACACTCCCCACTATATTGCCTTACTCTATTGACTCATACACATTGAAGGCAAAAATAAAGAGTTCCGAAGATTTAATGACTCTCTTTATGGTGAAGAATGCTCTCAATGTTAAATATGGATCAAATGTTACATCTCAGCTAATAATCCCATATCTGCCTTATGCCAGACAGGACAGGGTATGTAATCCTGGTGAGGCGCTATCAATCAAGGTTATGGCTGACCTTATTAATAGCATGGCCTTCTCAAGGGTGATTACCTACGACAACCATAGTGACGTATCCACGGCGCTTATCGACAACTGCAACAACAAACTGCCAAGTCAGCTAATTGCTCAATGTGGTGAAATTAATAACCTTCTTACAAAGACAAGGGTATCTCTGTGCTGTCCTGATGCCGGAGCAGCCAAGAAGGTCTATGGAGTGTCTAAGGCCTATGGAGGGGTGCCGGTTGTTATGGCTGAAAAGATTCGTGATGTAAAGACAGGTGAAATTACCCATACCGAGGTTTATGCCGATGATCTTGGCGGACAAAGCATTCTTGTAATTGATGATATCTGCGATGGAGGAATGACATTTATTAAGTTGGCTGAAAAACTTATAGCAAAAAATGCAGGCCCACTATTTTTATATGTTACTCATGGAATTTTTAGCAAGGGACTAGATGCTCTTTCCATGTATCAAAAGATATATACCACTGATAGTTTTTCAGCAGTAGAAGACGGAAACGATAAACTTTACATAATCAAGCCATAGGATAACACCATGAAAATCAACCCTTTAACTCAAATTGACTTCTACAAAGCCGATCACAGGCGTCAATATCCAGACGGAACTACGCTGGTGTACTCTAATTTCACCCCTCGCAGCGATAAGCTTGCGCCTATCCTAGAAGAATTTTGGGATGGCAAGATTACATTCTACGGGCTTCAGGGTTTTTGTAAGTGGTTCCTGATTGATCTATGGAATGCTGAATTCTTCAATAAGCCAAAAGATATTGTGGTGAAGAAATATAAGCGCAGAATGGATACTTCTTTAGGCGTTGACGCTATCGATATTGCCCACATTGAAGCTCTGCATGACCTGGGATATCTACCTGTCAAGATCAAGGCACTCCCCGAAGGCTCTCAAGTTGGCATGAAAGTCCCGGTATTTACCATTGAAAACACGCTACCTGAATTCTTCTGGCTGACTAACTACCTTGAGTCGGTAATGAGCACGGAGATATGGAAGCCGTGCACTACTGCAACCATTGCATTTCAGTATAAAAAGCTGCTTACGAGCTATGCAGTGGCAACAGGGGCTCCTTTAGACTTCGTACCTATCCAGTGTCACGACTTCAGCTTACGCGGCCTCAGCGGACTGCATGACGCCCACTCTAGCGCATCCGGCCACTTGCTTAGCTTTGTTGGTACGGACTCAATTCCAGCCATCGACTATTTAGAAGAGTATTACAATGCAGACTGCGAGAAAGAGCTTGTGGGTTGTAGCGTACCGGCGACAGAGCATTCAGTGATGTGTATGGGCGGCCAGGATGATGAGATAGGAACTTTCCGGCGCCTTATTACTGAAACCTATCCTGCTGGAGTGGTCTCTATAGTGTCTGATACTTGGGATTTCTGGAAGGTTGTCACTGAGTACACCGTGGCCCTGAAAGATGAAATCATGAGTCGGAAGCCCAATGTCATCGGATTAAATAAGGTGGTCTTGCGTCCAGATAGCGGCGATCCTATACGGATTATTTGCGGTTATACCGAAGATGAGATAATCAGAGATCCTCATGGCTGCATCCAAGTCAAGGCGAGCTCTGGCGCTAAAAACCTTACTGAGCATGAAGTAAGGGGCGCAGTACAGTGCTTATGGGATATATTCGGAGGTACTGAAACTTCACTGGGTTATAATTTACTCGATGAGCATATTGGCCTGATTTACGGCGATTCAATTACCTTGCGGCGGGCCAAAGAAATCCTCCAGCGGTTGAAAGATAAGGGCTTTGCGTCCACTAACGTGGTATTTGGTGTGGGTTCCTATACATATCAATACAATACCCGGGACACATTCGGCTTTGCCATGAAGGCAACTTATGGCGAAGTTAATGGAGAGGGGCGAGAGATATTCAAAGACCCGGCCACTGATGACGGCATTAAGAAGTCTGCTAAAGGCCTTCTAGCTGTTGTTGATGGTTCTGACGGGTATCAGCTGGTAGGCCAATTAACCCGGGAGACTCAAGAGCTTCTCTGCGTGATGGATGTTGTGTTTGCCGATGGAGGGATGATCAGGGATCAATCTTTGTCTGGAATCCGTGAGTTAATCGATAACTCTTTGTAATTAATAACTGCTCCTAGCAGGGTCGAGTCCTGCTAGGAGTACCAATTTAAGGGTTAATATGAGCATCAAGGAAATAACCATGAAGACTAATGGAGTGAGAGGTTTCTGCGGAATCGGGCTAGATAATCCAAAGAGCAATATTAATGTTGGCGCGGCTTTAAGAGCTGCCGGAGTCTATGGCGCTTCATTTGTCGCTGCAAGTGGTGGGCGATGGACAAGCGACAAAACTGACACCATGAAAAGTTACAGGCACTTACCTTTACTACGTCCTGAGAATCTAAGGGACTTACTGCCGTATGACTGTGTTCCCGTTGCTGTTGATTTAATCGAGGGGGCAATTGCACTGCCGGAATACAAACATCCAGAAAGAGCCTTTTATATATTTGGCGCAGAGGATGCGACGTTGGGCGAAAGAATCACTGGGTGGTGTCGAGATACTATCTACATACCAACTAACGGGTGTATGAATTTAGCGGCCACTGTAAATGTCGTGCTTTATGACAGGCTGGCTAAAAGCTTAATTAAGGATTGATATGTCTATTGACGAAAACAGCTACAACCAAGGATCTCGCATGGCATGGCGACGAATGCTTCAGCAATGTTGCCGTGAGCTAGGATATGATGATATTGAAACAGATAAGGCCAGATGGATATTAGAGCGAGAGGCGGCTATTAGTGCGCTGCGTAGCGTCTGCTCAGGTCATGGCGATAATGACTGGGAAGATAATTTGTACATGGGAGATATTATAGAGAAGCATTTGCTCAATAACCTTGAGTCTGCTTCTGGCGGCTAGATTTACCCTCTGTATACAGAGATAAGCCAGTCATCCCAAAAGCCTGTATCAACCTTATCTGGATAAGGCGACTTATCAGCCAAGCCCTCAACCTCGGCTATGAGGCTTTCTAGCAACGGCTGCACGAATGATAGAAAATCATAATCTCCAATCTTAATGCCTCGGATTACGTCCCTATCCTTCAGTGGATATTCAATGCAGCCATTCAAGTATATCTCCTTAAGCTGATAAGCAGCCCTGATAGCGTGAGAGACAGCCTTCCAGTCAATACCCTCATTATCCTTTGCTTGCCGCGCACGCTCACCGTATGAGCTCCATTTTACATCCATGGAGGCGATAAACTGATGTAGCGGCATGGAATTCTGATACTTGGAGCCTAGAACCTCATAAAACTCCTGCTCTTCGCCTGATTTCAGCTTGTCGTTAATGAATCTGCAATGATCATTAACAGGCAATTTATCCCAGATAGATAATAGCTTTCTTGGCTCCGAGAGAATATGCTGCCTTGATACATTCCATACCTCTTCAAGCGCGCCCATTCTACTGCCTTTTAGGCCATACTTGGCGGCCTGCTTCTTGGCATACCCAAGGAAGGCTTTCATATTTTTAGTGTAGAATCGGTCTTTGTTAGCCACGATAAAAGCCCATTCAGGCGAGCCACAAAGAACCATTTCCCTATTAGTGTGGGCATGCAGCATATCCAGAGCTATAGTTTCACCCTGGCAAGCCAGCTTGATAAACTCAGGCAATGAATACCAATCGCTATCAATATCATCGGATGAGTTCTTGGTTTCGTTATTGCCGGATGATTCGCTGACCTGCCTAGGAGACTTACCTAATAACAGCTCATCCAGCTCAGGCATGAAGACGCCTTTGTAGTCCGTGTCTGACTGAGGCGTATCAAGCCCATACAGATGCGAGCCGTGAATGCACTGGAATAGCTTTTTGTATTTCATTTTGGCCCCAAGTAATAATCAATGATAATTCTGCTCAGCGTATTCCATAGCTCTTTGTCTCCGTCCTTGAGAAGGCCGAGTAATAACTGCATTTCTTTCATGTATACTTTCGCAAAGCCTGGATCATGCTGAGTTATGGACTCCGAGTTATGAATCAAGTCGGCAAGTTTTACTGTCTTGGCGCGATCAGAAATCCCTGATAGGTGTTCTCGGTCCATAGCCTTGCGAATAGCACGATTCCCATCTTCAGGCTTTGATACATCAGACGGCTCTACAACCATATTAGCGACCGTACACCCAAAGCCTGCTCTCATAATGTCTTGATGTGTTATCGTAGTATCCTCAATAACGTCGTGCAGTATCGCGGAAGTCACCATATCTACGTCATAGTAATCACAAGTCATAACAATCTTGGCAACGGCTATAGGGTGGTTGATATAGGGCTCTCCGGTGTATTTCCTTACTTGGTCGCCATGGGCTTCATTGCCGAATTTCACAGCAAAATCGATTAAATCCTGGCTTCTTTCGTAGATTATTCCGTGCATACATTCCTCACTTAATGCGCCTTATCCCCAGCCCTAACCATATCAAGCAAAGGCTTAAGCACTCCAAAATCATTGATATCTGCTTCGATATCTTCCTGATGAGCCATGGCAAACATTAACCCAGCCTGCATTGATTCTATGGCGTCTGAGTACAGGACAAAGGCGCCTTCATCGTCTTCTTGAATATCAAATACGGTCTTTGTTTTATAGCGTTTCATATCATTTCCTATATTGTAAAATGGTATTTGTGCAGGCGTTTAATTCTCTTCTTTCCGTTTCTTAATCAGTGCCCAGTGTTTAAGATCGCCCGTCTCTAAAGGGTTTAGCCCCTCCCATGCCTTTGATGGGTGCGGGTCGTGAATTACCAGTCCGGAGCTATTAATTAAAACTGCGTGTGTCACTCCGTCTTCAGGAGGGTAGTTTTTACTGGACACCGTAGCCTCTATACACCCATTAACCGTTGGTGATCTAGCAAGTCTTTCTCTGGTTTCTTCGATAGTTTTTTTAGGATGCCCCGTTCCAAGCATTTCATAGCCAATTGCGTAAACAAAGCCACAAAGAACTGGCCACCACGTATGTTCATCAAACAGCCTGAAATGAGGGACTTGTGACACATCTAGGTCAAACAGGCTGGCTATTGCTGTTTGGTGGCAGTTGCCACGGGTTCTATCTGTGATCGTTTGCGTGTGCCTAATCATTCCTCACTCTCTTTATCCGGCAGCCCAGCAATCATTTTGTTCAATTTGTCGTGAGATTTGGCATTAGCCGTCATTCGCTCATATGTTGCGCGACATATCCCCCAGTACTCTATGAAATCCTTAACAAGCCAGCCTTTGCCATGAAGTATCAAAGTAAATCTATTCAAGTAGGTATCTCCCCATAGTTTGCTGGAACATAGCATAAAACTGTTGGTATTTCAAATATTTAGGGGGGGCTCTATAATTGATGCAGGCCGACAGCAAGCCTATTGCTGGCACGGTGAGAGATCACCTATACCTATTTTAAGGGCGTTAACATGAGTGATGAAGGGCTACAAACCGGTGAATTGTCGCAAGAAAATCAAGCGGCTAGTGCCGAAAACCAACCTGCTGAGCAACTAAGTCAACAGGCTGGAGCGGAGTTAGCAACCGATACTGAAGGGCAGCAGGAAAAAACAGCCCAAGTTGATGAGGCAGCAGCGAAAGCAGCAGCGGCCACTCAGAAGGTTATCAACGAAAAGCATTTTCAGACCAAGCAGGCAGAGCGAGAGCGCGACGACGCCCTGGCACAGATTGCAACGTTTGAACAGGAAAAACGAGACGCTGAAGCCGCGAGAGCCGGCGATATCCCTCCCATTCCTGAAGAGTTCGATGATAATTTTAAAGAGAAAATGGTGGAGCGAGATGCGGCTATAGCACGACAAGCCACGTTTCAAGCTAGCCAGGCCAATTACAACCAGCAGCTGGAGAATCAGCAAGCATTAGCGCAACAGCAGGCTCAGGCGGAACGGCAGCAGAAAGTTGTTAGCTATAACGCCAAGGCAGTAGAGTTTGGTATTAATGAGGCAGAATTGCGAGCGGCAGAAAATGCAGTAATGAGTTACGGACTTTCCGATGACACATCCGCCCACATTATGGCGGATTCAGACGGCCCGTTAATTGTTAAGCACTTGGCTGCAAACCCGGCAGACACGATGACGCTAGTGAATATGTCGCCGTTTCAACAGGGTGCATTTTTGGATCACATTAAGGCCAAAGCTAGTGCGCTTAAACCAAAACAAACGCAAACCCCCAATCCTCCGGAGATTTTGACCGGTGGTGGCGCTCAAGTTGATGTTGATAAATATCCAAATAGCGCAGGGGCAACTTTTTCATAATTTAAGGAGCCACACTCATGGCTAATAACTTTAATAACTTTACGCTAGAGATAGCGAAAGCATTCCTTGATGGCTTCGAAGCCGCAAGGGTTTTATCAAAAAACGTTAACACCCAAATGCTAGACGGCAAGTTTAATCCAGATACTGGCACGGTAACCGACTTTAAGCGTCCGACAGACTACCTGACGGTCCGGTCACCTACTGGCGATGTTTCTGGTGACACCGCATCAAATATCATTACAGGCCGCGCACACGGTACAGTTCAGGACTATTTCACATCTTTTGTAGAGTTCGATGAAGCTGATGAAGCTTTGAAGATGGGCAATTTGAAAGAATTACTTGCGCCTATGGCTTTGCGTGTTGTGACTGATCTCGAATTGGATTTTGGTAAGTTTATGTTAGAAAATGGTGGCTTGCTTTCCGGAGCCCCTGGTACGGCAATTACTACATGGTCAGATGTTGCAAATGCTAGCGCTGTATTGAAATCAACTGGCGTACCAAAGGATGCCCCGTGGGTTGCTGCGGTCAACTCATTCACGCAGATCACATTAGCCAATGATCAGCGCTCTTTGGGCTCTGGCGGAACATCAGGCGAGTTAATTACTCAAGCTCACAAAAACGCAATCATCAGCGATAACTTTGCTGGATTAAAGGTTATGACCGCCGATACGCTGGGAAGTTATACCACTGGCGCGGAAGCTGACCGAGTCGGTGTAATCGCAGGCGCCAACCCAGATGTTACCTATGTTGGTGCTAAAGACACGATGACTCAAAACATTCAGGTCAGTGGGTTTGGTGCCGGCGCAACAGTGATCAAAGCCGGCGAAACCTTGCAGATTTCAGGCCGTAATCGTCTTAATCTTGCTACTCGTGAGCTTATTCTGGACGCTTCTGGTGCTGCAATCCTGTTTACCGGGACTGTAACAACTGACGTAACTCTTACTGCTGGCGCTGGTATTATCAATATCACAGGGCCTGCATTGTTTGAAACTACTGCCGGTGACGGCGCTTATAATACGGTGGATTCTGCGCCTATTATTGGCGATGTTGTTACTCTGCTTGGTGCTGCTTCTACGACTATTCAGCCTAATTTGTTCTGGCATCGAGATGCATTTTCAATCGGCTCTGTTCCGATTAAGCGTCTTAGCGCTCAGGATACTTTTGCCGAAACCAAAGACGGTATTCAGATGCGAGTTACACAAGGCTCTGACTTCCTTGCGAACACTAACAAGGTTCGTATTGATATCCGGCCTGCCTTTGCAGCGTTAAATCCTTTCTGGGCTGGGCAGCTTTTCGGCTGATAAGTAGTTGATTTAAAATATTTTCTAAGTCATGCAAGGGCCAGAGTCTTGGCCCTCTTCTTCAAGCAAGAGAGATCATTATGGATTTATTAACTGAATGGGTGAAGCCAAACGGCGTTCGTGTCTTTTTGAACGACGAAGAGCTAACGATAGAGGAAGCAGTTAAAAACAAATGGAGTCGATTCAGCGATACCGCAGAAGGCATTGCAGAAGCCGAAGAGATTCTTGTAGCTAGAGAGCTAAGGGCAGAAGCCACGGTAGAGGCCGCAAAGGCAGCTGAGAAAGAAAACAAAACAAAGAAGTCCGCATAATTTTGTGAGAGGTTCCCATGGCCGAAACTGCGGCGAGTGTAGTAACTGACATACTTCAAGAGCTTGTTGTTCAAGGTGCCGAGCAAGAGTTAGTCGCTGACGAAACCCAGACAGCTATACGTTACCTGAATCGCTACATGTTCATGATTGACGCTCAGGGAATCTCACTGGGGTATACGGAGGTCTCAAATTTGGGCGACCCAATCACGGCCCCAAGCGGCGCAATCATGGGCATGATCAAGAATGTGGCTATCATGATGGCTCCGCAGTATGACGTAACTGTATCGCAAGCGCTGGCATCGGCAGCAAGTGAGGGCCTAGCCGCAATGCGCAAGTTAGCGCGAAACATCCAGCCTACTCAATTACCTTGTACGCTGCCTATCGGCTCAGGCAATGAGGGCGACTTCTTTGATATCGATCATTTCTTCCCTTGTACTGATGACGAAATCCTAACAGAAACTAACAGAAACATACTGTTAGAGGACAATACTAATGGGAGTTAAGAAGAGTGATTTCACGGCATTAACGGCCATTGCTGATGCAGCTACATTAGACTTCGTTATTGATGGACAAAACTTCAAGATTGCCAAGTCTGACTTTCTCGCCGCTCTAGGCGTTACAGGCACGATTAATCAGGCAGGCGACCCAGCCGGAACACCGGTATTAGATGGTAGCGGCACTGACTTCCTTATTCGCAATTTAGAAGATGGAGCCGGCGTTAGAGCGTCCGTTAGCCCTCAGAACGGTATCACCTTAGATCACAACTTCACGCAGGCTACAACAGGCGTGGCGGTGCTGGGCGATCCCTTGGCTACCAGCCCTATAATCAGAAGTATCGCGGCAGCCACAGGCGCAACAGTTGAGCTTGTTGGCGACGCCATAGTAATAGGGCTGGGTGCGGGCCAGGCAATTCCTGCTGATATCGTGTTCGTTCAGAGTGAGACCGATTTCCCAGTGCCTGTTGGAGGAATATCGACTCTTGAAGAGAAGACTTATCTTTTAGCTAAATCTGGGGATATACCTGTTTCTTTTCGCCTTAAATATGCTTTTGGTCGAACGGTAATTACCGGCTTAGGCCAGCTTGTCTCCACGCTACAATTAACCGCTACAAGCTCATTGGCCAATATCATTAATGATGCCGGTATTTCAATGAACATTACGGATGCATTTATTGAAAGCCCTAATGCTCCAATGTTCGGAGGTGTCGGCGGAGCAAATGCAATATTCACTCTCAGCAATTGTGTTGTAGATAATTGTGCTGATTTAGGACAGATAGATGGCTTTGTTCGAACAGCCATAAATAATGGGACATTAATAGGATTTAATGTAACAGGTGGCTTGAAGATTCTAGGAACCAGCCCGACCGTTCTCATTCAAGATGTCCAGTCTGCTGCTAATAATGCAACGCCCACATTTATTATGGATGATGCTGGACTGAGTATTAACGATCTGAACATTGCCAATGTCACGGCGTCTTTACTGACCGGATCAAACCAATTTGCGGAAATAGACCCCACTAAGATTACCGGTGGATTAGTGGCAGACTCCAGCTTCTCAACTGCTTCTGGAGCCCTTGGAGCTGCGATAGATAATGCAACGCCCAATATTATTGTTGACCGGGTAAGAGGCATTCAAGACACTCGCAAGCTAGGCTCCGCATCTAGAGCGCCAGGGCTTGTCACTATTGTCACGCAGTCTGTTCCGGTTGAAATAGGCGGATCATGGTTGGGTGCAAATCTTAGCCAGTTTTCTGCATTAAATCCCGGGATAGAATATGACGGCGCATCCGGCGGTGATATTTTTAAAATATCCGCCACTGTGTCAGGGAGCAAGGCAGGCGCTACTGGAAGTGATATTTATACGTGCGCCATATACATCAATGACGTATTGGTCGCAGACTCTTTATCTATATCTGAAATAAGCGATAAGGGGGGCTCGTTTTTCATGGACACCTTTACGACTTTGGATAACCTTGACCATATAACACTTTATCTTTCAAACGAAGACTCTACAGAGAATTTCAATTTAACCGAAGCTAAAATATCAGTTAATAGGGTGAACTAATGGCAGGGCTTACTGCGGAACAAAAACTAGAGGCTAAAGCAATTAGAAAGATTGCGCTGGCACCTCAACAATTGATTGATCACAAAGCAAAAATTGATGAGATCAATGTGGAGAGGGCTATTATGGGCCTGCGTCTTATAGGCGCTCAAAGTGCCTGATAACACACCACTGCCAATTGCTAACGGATTCTACCTGAGTGATTCTCAGCCGGTGTCCGCGCAACAGTGTATCAATTGGTATCCGAATATAGTTCAAGCTCCTGCATTGGCGCAAGAGACGCTATTTGGTACTGCGGGCATTACTCAAGCTACGACAACGGGTGTAATTGCTCAGCAGAATCGCGGCTCTGAGAAGATGGCCGGAATTCCTTACTTCGTAAATGGGGATACTTTATACCGCCTGAATAGTGATGAGACCACTAATGCATTAGGGACAATCACTGGTACTGGCCGGGTATCTATGGCTACTAATGGCACACAATTATTTATAATGGTTCCTGGCGGTCTTGGCTCGGTATGGGTTGAGGATACGTCCACATTCACGCCTGACGTCAATGTTGTTGATGCTGATTTTACAGCCAATGGAAATCCTCAACACGTTGTATTTGTTGACGGTTATTTTCTATTCACCACGGACAGCAAGAAATTTATTATATCTGCCTTGAATAATGGCCTTTCTTATAATGCGCTCGATTTTGGTACTGCCGAGGCCGACCCTGACAATATCGTGGCTCCTGTTGTTCACAAGAATCAGGTATTTATTTTTGGATCGGAGATTACAGAGGTATTCGAAAATCAGCCAGTAGGCTCTGGGTTTCCGTTTCAGCGTATATCTGGGTTTATATTGGAGAAGGGGTTATTTGCTCCGTTCTCAGTAGTTAAGGGTGACAGCACATTTAGATTTGTTGGCGGCGGTAAAGATGAATCGCCGGGTATTTATGAATTCCAGGGCAACAACTTTGCAAAGATATCGAACACGGCCATAGATTCCATTTTACAAGATTTAACCCAGGCCGAAGTATCGGATATATTTGCCATGCATTATGGCCAAAACGGCCAATTCTTTACATCGTTTACATTACCTTTAGAGGTGTTTGAATATAACTCTATCTCAGGGCGGTGGCACCAAAGGCGCTCATTGATTAAGGGGGCTTTGGATGCGTGGCGCGCCGCCTCTATTGTGACGGGATACGGCAAGGTTTATGTAGGTGACAGGCTTGATGGAAGGATAGGTATTTTAGATGAGGACGTATTTACAGAGTACGGAGATACTATATTTCGGCTGGTCGATACGATGCCTTTCTCTAATAACGGTAATTCATTTAGGGTATCGAGTCTTGAGTTGACAGTCGAATCTGGAGTTGGAGATTTTACTACCATTGATCCGAAAATGAGAATGTCGAGATCATTGGATAGCAAGAAGTTTACTGACGAAACGACTAGATCCATTGGCAAGATAGGTGAATTCAGCAATCGATTGATATGGCGCAGACAGGGAAGGGCTAAGCGTTTTGAGATGTTCAGATTTATTATGACTGACCCTGTGAAGCCGGTAATAATTAAATTGCAAGCCAGATTTGCGGGCGGCACACGATGAATATTCAGCCCCCAAGCCCTAGTGAGCCCGTTTTAGAAGATAACTTGACGATGGCGCAGAGGTTTAGGGCTTGGACGCAGTTAGTATCCAGGCTGGGCATTCTGGAGGGCTCTGGCAGTCCTGATGGCGTAATAAAGGCGCTGCCAACCAAGCAGTATATGGATACCGCAGGAGGGGCCGGTACTATCTTGTATATTAAGCAAGTTGCAGACATCGGCGGCGATAAAACTTTAGGGTGGGTATTAGTATAATGGGATTTTTTTCTAAAGTTAAAGAAACGCTGCTTGGTGATGAGGGCGAAGGCCAAGCAGCAGTTCAGACAGCACAAAACAGGGCGTCTAGAGAGTTCTTTGCGCAGCAGGCAAGACAAGCAAGAGGTGATATTTTACCTCTGTTTGAGGCTGGTGACGTAGCTAGGCAGGCAACTTCTCAGGCCGCTTTAGATGTTTTGGGCGGCGCATTGCCCTCTCAGTTAAGTGCATTCCAACAGGGTAATGTTGGCGCTCAACAGGCGCTACTAGGTGGAGAATTTACACCTCAAGCAATTAACTTTGACACAAGATTTATTCCTTCCCAGCTACCTCAATTTGCTTCAGCTGAAGAAATTCAACAGCAGAACTTAGCGCAAGCTCTGGGCGGTATTGATACGGATGTTGATTTGTTTCTAGCAGCATCACAGGGCGTGATTCCTGGATTCTCAGATAGAGACCAAAGATTCTTTGGCAGGCATGCTAGAGAGCTCGCCAGGAAAGGCGGAGGAACTGCTTTTATTGACGATCCGGGTAATAGAGACTTTTTAGGGCGAAGCGGCGGACTAAATCCAACAAGAGAGCTCAGAGTCGCAAATTTACTGGATAAATTCCAAGCCGGAAGGGGTTGAAAATGGCACCACAAGTAGGGTTAATAGGTTCTGAGCAGGCTTTAAGGGCTGGACTCGGTGGCGGAATAGATGCTCTAAATGCAGCCAATCAAGGTATTGATATACAGGCTGCGCTGGCAGGTCTTCGTGGCGCTCCGGCACAGCAACAGGCATTCCAAGGATTTCAGGCGTCGCCAGGGCAGCAGTTTTTACAGCAAGAGGGTGAACAGGCCATATTACGCAACGCTTCTGCTTTGGGTGGTCTTGGCGGGGGTAATGTCCAGCGAGCCTTACAGGAGAGAGGCGTGGGTCTTGCAGCTCAAGACTTTGGCAATCAGTTTCAGCGCGGACAGCAGGTGATTGGCTCTCAACAGGCTTTAGCACCTACTGCGGCCAATCTTGCATTTGGAACAGGTCAGGCGTTGTCCAGTGGTCGATTACAAACAGGCTCAGCGCTGTCTAACTTGCTATCTCAGCAGGGGGCAGGCGCCTCTGATATTATTGGTGGAGGGGCAACGAATATAGCCAATCTATTACAGGGGTTTGGTGGCCAGCAAGCTGGATCAAATCAGCAGTTAGCACAATTGCTATCTAATCTAGCTATTCAGCAGGGTTCAGCCGCAGCTAACCAGCCTTCCGTCGCTCAGTTCCTTTCAAGCGGAGGACTGCTTGAGCCCCTTGCCCAGCTTGCATCAGGTGTAGGCGGGGCAGTGGCAGGTGCTAGTGCTTCCGACCGCAGACTAAAAAAGAACATCGTTAAAATAGGCTCTCATCCTAATGGTTTAAATATCTATAAATGGGACTGGAAGGATATAGCTAAAGTCGTTGATGGAATTAAAATGACTGTAGGATTTATGGCTGATGAGGTAGAGAAGATAATGCCAGAGGCTGTAATATTGGATAAGTCAGGATACCTGAAAGTTAATTATGGGATGGTGCTAAATGGCTAACGGTACACTAGAAAGCATAGGATTGGCGCTACAAGGCTTTGGTGCCGGCGTTGGTGGTCAGTTGCCACAATTCCAGGCGGGGCTTGCTCAGCGACAGCAGGCATCCACAAAGGCGGCACAGCTACAGGACCAGCAAATCAAACAAGCCAGGGCCTCCGATATAATCCAGGCTCGCGGGGCTTTGCAGCGCGGTGATGTGCAGGGAGCTTCTGACATATTTGGTAGCCGGGTTCAGTCGCTTGATGAATCGGGTATTGATTCAGCCAACTCACTGGCTGCATTTAATGCAATTAGCGGCGCAAATACACCAGAACTTGTCGCTAATGTCATCTCTGAGTTTGATGATGACCTGCTTGATCTGGTTGCTGGCGGAACAATTGATGCAAGTCTTTTAAAGTCGCTAGGTATTGGGGGCGCCCGCGCTGGGCTGGCATCGGCAAAGACTGAAATATTGTCAGATGGCAGCGTAGTACAGGCACTTCCCAGCGGGGAGGTTCAGGTTAGAAATCCACAAGGTCAAATTGTTACCGGGCAGGCTCGTCTTGATACTATCAGAAATGCCAGAGAGCAGGGGATAGCCATAAAACAGGAGGTGTCAGACATTGCGGTAACTGAGGCTCGAGGCAAGGCAGAGGCGACACAGAGAGCTAAGCGCGTATCTGATATAACAACAGAGCTTTCGACTAGATCTCGGGAGGCAAAGCGAGCCGATATTAATCTAGCCCAAGCAGCCACATTAGTAGAGCGGGCCCAGCAAGGCGCAACAGGAGCTTCTAAGCTTAGGCTGGCCAAGCTATTTCCCGGTATTGATGTGAGTAATGAGGCCGCTTTATCGCAGTCTCTAACCAACTTGGCACTTGATCAGCTACAGAAGTTTAAGGGCCCGACAACCGACTTTGAGTTTGGCAAAACTGAGGAGATAGCCGGTACTTTGGGTGACTCCAAGACGGCAAACAGAGCTAAGGTCGCGTCATTGCAGCGCGCCAACTGGTTTACTCAGCGTGAATCACAGCAATTCAGGGAGCATATCAAGGCTGGCAAAAACCCTGATACCTTCGGTTTTGATTTTGGTGAGCAAATAAAGACGAAGAAAGGCAACTTCTCACTTCAAGACTTACAAGATACTGCGGTTAGCAATAACATCTCTATCAAAGAAACCATCAAAAGGCTCAATAAGTAATGGCTATCATTGATTTGGGAAGCGGCGAAATAGATAGGGCAGAAGAGCCTCAAGCTGCTGGTCGTGTTATTGATCTTGATACGGGTGAGTTTGTTCAGCCTGTAGAGGCCGCCGCACCTGTGCTTGAGCAGCCGGCAGCCCCGCAAGAAACAGGGATTGCAGATATATTTACAGGCTCTGAGCGTATAGCGGCAACACCTGAGCTTGGCACACTTCCAGAGTTCGGCATTACAGAGGAGGGTGATGTGCCTCGTATTGCATTAGGTCTTTTATCAACTTTCGACCCGAAGGCACAGCAAGATATCATTCAGCAGGCTATACCTGAGGCTGTATTTGAAACCACGCCAGACGGCTCTACGATTATCGAGGTTCCTACCGAAGATGGAGGGACACGGCGATCAGTCCTTAATCGACCAGGATTTTCACCTCAAGATCTAACCACGGCAACCGCCCAGGTGTTGTCCTTTATTCCAGCGGCAAGACTTGTAGGGCTAGGTAAAACTCTACTCCAAAAAGTAGGGATTGGCGCAACCGCAGCTGGAGCCACAGAACAAACATTGCAAGAGACTGGCGTTGCATTAGGTAGGGAGGAAAGAGACCCAGTTAGCACGGCTATAGCCACAGTTACAGGCGGCGCGTCAGAGGTTGTCGTCCCCGCCGTCCAGGCATTCAGGGGCGCTAGACAGGCAGCTAGAGTGGGCGCAGCAGCGGATGAGATAGAGCAAGTAGCAGGGAGTGTAAGGGCTGCACAGGAGGCTGCTGAGCAAACAGGAATCCCATTATTTCAGGCACAGCAAACCGGCGTACCTGCGCAGCTGGAAAAACAGGCCTTTGTGGCTCAATTGCCCGCCGGCACACGATCAGCAGTAGAGGGACTGAAAGTACAGAATATAGCGGCCGGCGAGGCGGTAGAGGACTTTTTAGGGCAGATAGCGCCAGATCAAGCGGTCGTTACGGGCGCCGAGAGATTAAGGACGGCGGCACAGGGGGCAGTTGCTAAGCTAAAGAATATCAGGGCAGAAAAGGCATCACCAATATACAGAGAGGCTTTTAATGAGGCGAAGGAGGCTGGCACCTTAGTTGATATCAAGCCGGTAATTGATCAAATCAATACAGTATCCGCAAAATTCAGTGATAGTGGTACGGTTTTGCCAATATTGACTAAAGCCAAGAAAATAATCGGCGGAGCTAACGTTGATAAGCCTATAAAAACTGTCGCCGAAGGTGTATCAAGAGATAAAAGGAACAATTTAAAGCGCATCCATAATGCAAAAATGGAGGTTGACGAGCTTATTGAGCAAATGAAAGGTAAGGGCAACTTAGGCCCCACCGCAGAAAGAGAGCTTATAGGTATACAAGAGGCTTTACTAAGGCAGATGGATGCTATCTCCGACAGATACGCAGAGGCTAGACAGGTTTTTGCTGATGCTTCTCCAGAAGTTGTAAAAATACAGAATTCTATTATCGGTAAAGTAGCTAATTTAGATGACACTCAGTTAAAACAGGTATCCACTAAGCTGTTTGATGCGGCAGAAACCAACCCCAGTGTTATTGCTGGCGCGAAAAAGTCTATACAAGATGTTGATCCAGGCGCATGGGATGAGATTATTCGGGTTGAGCTAGAACGTCGATTGGGCTCAATTAAGTCTACCGCTGAAGCGGGAACTGTAGAAAATATACCCGGGCAGCTATTTAGAGCACTATTCCCTAATGACAAAAGCACTAAGGTGTTAATGAATTCACTTGATGCTGAGGGTAAAAAGAATCTTAAATTCCTGCAAACAGCGTTAAGCAAAGCCCGACTAGGCAGGCCTGGCGGATCACAGACAGCGGCCAGGGAAGAGATTAAGCGAGAGCTTAGGGGTGGAGTATTCCAGTCTTTGAGGCAGTTTTTTAAAGCTCCTATTAGTACTTTAGTATCAACTGGCGAGGACGCGGCATTTAATCGTCGCACGGCGGCATTGTCTAAGGCTTTATTTGATCCAACATGGAAGGCAGAGATGAAGGCGCTTAGAAAGTTTAGCCCTAATTCTCCCGCAGCCGCCAGAGCGATGACACAGCTTTTAAATGATATCGAAGCTACAGAGCCTAATAATGCTCAAGAAGAGAACAAATGATACCAATGGCGGCAGCAGCACCAAGAACGCCGAGGGCGGCATAGGGCGATATACAGAACAAAATAACGAGCAGCAATAATTCCATAGTTAATATTATTACACACAAGCAGAGACAAGAGGAGCCATAATGTCACGCTTCGTAAATCCAGTGCCGCAATTTGGCGATTTAGCCCTAAATCCTCTTTCGAAAGGAAAGTTGTTTTTCTTTGAGAGTGGAACAAACGATGACAAAAAGACATTTGCTGATGTCAATGAGACTATTGAAAATACACAGCCGGTTCTTTTATTGGGAGATGGTCGAGTTCCTAATATTTTCTATAGCGGCTCTGCAAAGGTAACGCTGACAGATTCTGATGAAGCTCAAATCTGGTCCAAAGACCCCGTGACTACAGGTGGTGATTCTGGCGAATTCGCTGATCCCTGGGATGCAATAACAATCTACAATATAAATGGTGTTGTTGATCTTAATAGCGATTTCTATGTATCCATTATCAACAATAATCAAAACAACAACCCGGCAACAACACCAGCAGCATGGACCCAATTTGACCTATTAAAAAGATGGAATACAAACGAAACCTATGGGGTTGGCGATCCTGTAACGGCAACAGATAGCCTAGTATATATATCACTGATAAGCCCAAATACTGGTAACGACCCAATAACAAGCCCCGCTGAGTGGAATACAGTAACAGGCAAAATAAATGTTGTTACTTTTACTGTGGGGGGAACATATAACCCGCCTGATGGGGTTAAATCCTTAAAATTCACTCCTATAGGCGCGGGCGGCGGCGGGGGCGGCATCGATGGCCAGGGCGCTAGTACGGCTGCGGCAAGTGCTGGCGGTGGTGGTGGTGGTACGACTATTATAACAACCTCTATAATTGACGCGAGTTACAGTGTAGTAATAGGCGCTGGTGGCGCTGGTGGCGCGTCAGGGAACAACTCCGGGGCAGAAGGGGGAAATACTACTGTTATTGGCGCCACTATATCGTTAACAGGCAACGGTGGCGCCGGCGGTGTTGGCGATATAGGCGTAGCCGGGGTGGGTACGTCGTTAGGCGCTGATGGAAGACCTGGATCAGGTGGAGATCTCAACTTTCGTGGGAGTGACAGCTCCTCAGCTACAGTTATCTCTGGCGATGTAGCATCAAGCTCTCTTAGTGGCGCGTCCTCACTTGGCGGCTCTGTGAGGGCTACTAATGATGCAGATGGACGTATTTCTTCTACTCCTGGTGTCGGTGGCGGCGGTGTGTTCAGCAGCGGCGTAACATCTAACCGGGGTGGTGGTGATGGGGCTGACGGCATAGTTATTATAGAGGAGTTCTTTTAATGATCGGTCTTTATGTTGAAAGCGGTATTGTTATCAATTCCGCCAAATGGGATGTATTACCAAAAGGCTGGATAGAGGCTCCTGAGGGCGCAGGGATTGGCTGGAGCTATGCAGATGGTAACTTCACAAAGCCAGAACAACCTGTATTGGTCGCTACTCAAACGGATTATATTGAGGCGGCTCAGCTGTTTATGGATCAAGAGGCCAGCAAGCTTGGCTATGATTCGATATTCACAGCGGTAGGCTATGCGTCATCATCTCACCCTACATTCGGCCCAGAAGGGATCGCCTTTAGGGACTGGAGGGATAACGTTTGGGATAAGTGTTTTGAGCTACTCTCTGTATGGGAAGGTGGTGGCGAGCAGCCGTCGATAAGCGATGTAATCGACTCGCTTCCTTTATTTATGGGTGTATAGGTGATGAGATGTTTAAATTTCTGTTAGATTTGTTCGGAGTCAAGGCTGCCAAGTCGCTATGGTCAGCCCTGCACCATAAAAGCGCTTTTCCTGTCTGGTGGATGATGGCGACAACGTGCGGAATGTTTCTTGTGTTCTCCCTGTTTTTCGTTGATATACCGACAAGAGACAAGTCAATTTTTGAAGAGTATTTACACGCCGAGCTAGAGGGATGGCGACTAGACGCAAACTCAACCAGATTACACCGACTAGTACCCGAGATGATTGGCTTGGCCGTAGACTGCAAAAAGCTTGAAAGCCAAATAGTTGATATGGAGATATTGACGCTAAAGATTAAAACCATGACTGGAGCCAGTGCGGAAGATATTGCCAGGTCGGAGAGATTGCTTGCTGACCTTAAAAAAAAATTAGTAGCTGCAAATATAGCGAAGTACCAGAATTTGCAATTGTATGAGAAGACTTACGCTGTACGGTAAGGAAAGATCTGGCCGGCATATAATAGCAACCGGCTTCTAATAACAATAATCATTATCCTCGATACTGGCCCCTTGTGGGCCCTTTTTAATACAGCCTCCCAAACTGACGCTTAACCTTCTCTTTCTCGTGCCATTTGTGAGCCTTCATATAACACCCATACTGGCGTACCCACACATACCCTATGGATTGCTTAGAGTATATGGAGTTGTTGCATACCCAGCAGGTTATGCCTGTGTCCGTGGGATGGCCACCGCCAGGGTTGTTAATCATTGCACCATCCCTATTTATGCAATTGCTAGAATGTGGTCACGCGGCACTGAAAATCCAGCAGCGTTTCGATGACCGCCACCGCCATACTCTAATGCAATTTCAGAAACGTCCATACCTTCATCTGTCGATCGAAGCGAGAAGATTCGCCTGTCGACCGTATCCCAGTAACAGGCAGAAAAAGGATTTCCTCCAGCCATCTTGTGACCAGCATCTGATGACATTGTGTAAGGAAGTGAGGCTACGGGAACGTCGTGACCGCTAATTACCATAGTTCTCTGGCACACCTTTAATAACTCGTCAATGTCTTTAAAGTGCTTTCTTTCAATAGCAGCGCCGTCTTGGCAAAGATCACTTAAATCCGCCTCGATTAAAATATCCCAAACCCCAAAATCATAAGGATTTGAGAATACTGCGGCTTGGATTTCGCGAGTACCATCAAGCTTAAACTGCCACAAGTCTCGATCTTGTATGTGCTTGAATAACCGGGGTACAGGGTCGCTATTGAAGAATTCCCATGCGATAACTGCGCCGGATCGCTCCATATCAAAGTAGCTATATGTGCCGTATGGGCAGTTCTCGCAATCATCTTGATAAAGTGCAAGCACAAACCGATTGAAGTTAATATCCCCGCCAGTCCACGATGACATATCCCAGAACCCATTACCGAAATCATATTGAGAGAATGACTCCATGGCCGACTTATGATGATCCAAAACAAGTATTGATAGGGCGTCTTTCCGCATGTCTTGGATGGCCTCTGGCTTATAACTAAAGTCCACCATGATTACGTGCTTTCCCTTTACGCAAGGAGGGTCTTGTTGATATACGCCCGGATGAAATTCAATGCCATCTTCGCCAAGTGCATTTCTAACAGCGTACGCCGCGCCAAATCCATCGGCACAATTTCCGTGATAGATAACAATGATTGGCGAGCTTTTGTAATATTCAATTGTTCCGTTTATCTTTTTCATTACCATCTCGCCTTTTCGTTACGTGTATCAATATGGGTTGTTAATCAATTTCAGTGCCTGACCGCATCATTGAGATAAGCGGCTCACTGCGGGACTTGCCGACATCTTCCCGATACCATTTAGAGTCAATCATTTCATCGGCAGCCCGGTCAAAGTCCTGCTCACATATGCCCTGAATCATGCCCTTGAAGCCTAGCATGCCACTGATGCCAATATTAAACGCCATATTCATGATTACTCGCTGACGTACATCATTAATGGTATGGAACCAAGCAAGCCGCTCCAGTGACCCTAGGCGCTCCATAATGCCGTGCATGAGTAAATCACTAGCTACCTTTTCCGGCATTGTCTCTGACTCGAGGTTAAACCCATAGCCGATCGTCATCTTTCCAGCTGAGCAATTGTAGGGGCGCCCTCGAAAGCCTTCATCCCGCTTTAGCTCTGCTGCCATTTTCGTCATGTTGATCATTTTGCCTTCTTAGCCCGTAGGGCGTGAACACCAAAAAAGAAACCGGCCACACCGGCCACCAAAATTGCAAGGCCAGGCGTTGCCGCGATACTCAGCCACATTGCCGACCATTCTTTATTGACCGGATAGGTCATACCGGACATGAACAACACCAGAAGATAGAACTTGATAACCAGTACCGCGATATCACGCCGAGCCTTTGACCGCTCAGTGTTTTCGTCCAGCGTATCAACGACGAACTTACGGATCGCCTTTGACTCAGTGGCGTCCATCTCGGCGCGCTCTTCTTCGGTAAAGTTCTTATTCCCGATATACCCGCCAATCTGAGATAGCAGGCCATTATCCTTGTCGAACACGTCGTTAGCCATTTTAGGCGACCCGACCAAGAAGTTAATTCCAGCTTTAAATAAATTCACTGCTTGCCCTCCAGTTTAGTTAAATATCTATCGCGCTCGATTAACTCTAATGTCTGCTCCCGCAATGAAGTAGGTGAGCCATTTAAAAATCTCTCCTCCCACTCATCCACAGCATCGTTCATTTCACTACTGTTGTGCATGTCGTCTACCGGTTCTTTTTCTGACACCTCACTGTCCTTACCGCTCTTATAGCGGGGTTATTACCAGTTCTGTCTTGGCGGGACTACTGATTCATTACCGTCATATTCATCTATTTCAAATTCAGCGCCATCCGGTATCTCTTGTATTCTTAGGTCGGCACACATTCCATTGGCCTTATTGCCAAGCTCTTCGATGACGCTGACTAAATCATGATCGCTCCTTTGCTCGTCATAAAAATCTGGATAGTAAAATTTACCTTTTGGTAATTCTGTTATTTCTGAGCCAAAGTCATCCGTTAGCGGGCAGAATCGGCATCCATTGGCTTCAGGGACGCCATCAGCTTTAATGTATTTTTCTTTTCCTTCATGCTTATAGCCAACTTGCTCATACCACGTTAAATCAATGCCCTTCTTTTTTGCGAAAGCGGTTAGTGCTAGGTTGCTTAGGCCGAAGCCACCAAAACATGCGTTATATGCTACTTTCATTTCTATTCCTTAATAATCAAAAACACAACTGGCTACATAAAGCGGAATACTGCAAATAGTAAACCACTTGCAGAACCAGTGTGAGTATTTAGAGTTGTCGTAGTATACAGGGGTATATATATCATTAGGAATTAACGATTTGTAATAAGATATCGGCGCGTACTGCCCAGGCTTTGCCGGCGTTCCATAAAAAGCCTTTATATCGGCACAGTCAGACATGGCTTTTAACGATGTCGACGCTGACAGTTTAAAGTTTTCACCCAGTGATATAACATCTTGTTTTGTCCAGACTCTGTTGGTCTGAAGGCATACCTGGGCCTGCAAGTCTTTTGCGCTCATTTGGACTCCTCATGAATGTTTCCGATCACTTCGCACTCATCAGCGTCCATTTCGCCGCCGCCATCATACTCAAAAGGATGATATCCACAGTTATCTGTGAAATGCACCGTAGCACGGCGCCACTTATCCTTTACAATGTCCCCCTCATAAATCTCTACGCCGTTCTTATCCTTTAATCCGGTAAACTCCAGCAACTCAAACCATTCGGGTTGCTCTTCATTTATCTCGGACAGGCCTTTAACACCCCTACCCCATGTCAAGTGGTCAACGGGAACCATTTTTTTATGGACCTTATCCCAAGCTCTGTATTTTCTCTCTCTCATAATCTACCCCAGAACTAGCACTGTGAACTTACGAGGGATGGCTTGGCGCTGCTTCTCCATTTTTTCAATGATGAGGTCAATGGTTTTAGGGATATCCGCTATAGCGCCGCTGCGGTTTGTTATCATTGCTGTTACACCGCGACGGGTGCGAGTATGGAAGCCGTTAATCTTTACGCCGCGGCTAATGATTGAGGCTATTTCGGCAGGACAAACTTGATCAGCTACTTGTGACAGTTGTAAGATATTTACCTTGTGCATAGCAGTTTACTCCGGCTATTCGATATGCGGTTAAGGGGCGCTATGCCCCGCTGGTTATTAACTCGTCCTGGGGAATGTATCCATCCAGTAGCCAAGTATTACTCGTGCGTCTTTTTCAGTAACACCGAATGCTTGCTGGATATAAGCGCCACCACCAAACATATTCGTTGCTCCTGACTCACGAAGCTCATCAAGAAAATCAAGGTGGTCATCATCTACAATTTCCGGTCTATCGCTCATCATCTTTCCTTATCTGTTTTAAGTGTTGTTAATAGTAGCGATTATCAGGCTAATGTCACATTACGATTCTTTAACAATCTCGCGGTTTAACTTTCTATACCGCGCTATCTCAATCTCGATATCTTCATGCGTTGGAAATACCTCTTTTAGTGATGGGTGCGGGCCATTGAGCCAGTCGAGATGATCCTGGCCGTACTCTTTGATAATGAATAGCGTGTACTCATATCGCATTCCTGACCCAAACTGATTGCAATACACAGAACATTGCTTGTGAATGTTGGTTAGCTCAAATCTAAGCTCCTTACGCGCCCCTACACTGAGAAAGTGGCCGGCGTCATACTTGATGCTAGGGTTAGTCGTTCCGCACGTACAGCAAGGTTTATCGGCTTGTGTGAGGCGAACGTATTTGTTCACCTCTATCTGCAAATCCCCATACCATGCGGCACGGCTTTTAATCTTCTTTTTCAGGCGCTTGGTTTCACGGTTAAACTCCTTATTAGCCTTTTTGACGGCTTTAGTCCTATCCTTATCCTGCTTGTTAGCAGCGAACAATAGCGCACAATTAAACTCATGGAACCAGCCAGCCGGTAGCTTTACGCCATCGGCAGCTGGGAAGTAGTCCTTGCAGTGCTTACATTGCTTCTTGCTATTGGCCATTCATTACATCCTTAATAATCCTGAGTAGACCAGACCTCACTCTTTCGTCTTTTTCGATAACCACCCACTCTAAAATAGCTGAAGCTTTATGGCTATTATATGCATCGCTTGCTTCATCTGGCGTACCGAATGACCCCAAATGGATATGCTTGCCATGACTCGTTGCCTGAGAAAGATACCTTCCAGTTGATCTCCTAAAATTGACACCTGTAGGTAGATTATTTTTAGATATCTTCCTGTGCGTTAAAACCTTGTTCAGCTCTCCGTCGATAAATACACATGTTTCAGGAGAGTATATTTTCTTATTGCACGACAGAATGTCCTTATCTAGATGCATTCCCCTCCATTCTTGAAGCTCTACCCACTCTTTAAAGTTACTGAACGTCAGCCAATCATCACATACTGTACAGTCAAGATATGTAGGATACTTACTCCTTGTTCTTTTCGAGTAGCATCTCTGAATCATGTTCTTCCAGATGACATATATTTTGCAACCCAGAGTCCCTCCCTTGATATCGTTAGTACCAACACCATAAACGCCATTGCATTTACCTGCCATTTTTTAAGTCCTCTTCATATGCCTGCATAAAACGATCAGGAAACGGCACGCCAACACCTAGCTTTTGAGTTGTCGCAACATTCAGCGCTTCGTAGACCACGCTAACCTGATCGGTATCAAGATCGGTTGTTGACTCCGTGCCAAAGGTATGCTTTTGAACGCCTCGCCACAATCGCTCTTTAACGGCCAATGGCGACCACGGAAAAGCAGCCTCCTTAAACAGCTTTGTAAGAACCGCAATCATATCCCAGCCGGCATCGTTCAGCGCTTCTGACAGCATGGTGAAATAAAGGTGCATTGCGCTATTCTGGAGACCTGACCGCTTTGATTTGCCAGACTGAATTTTGGTAACAATGATGTTTTGGTCATTGATAAGCCGGTTATCTTCGTCACTCATGGCAGCATAGAGGCGGATATTACCCCGAGACTCAACATATACCATTGTCAGCTTCGTTGATTTCTTTGGTCGCACACTAACCGTTACCTCATTGATGCCGGTTAGCGCGTCCTCATCTGCTGGAGTCTTTGGGCCAAACATGCATTGGCCCATTATTCTGCCAAGCGTGACCATCAGTCTTCGCTCAACTTAACGCCGGCCTTGATGCGCTCGTAAATCTCAAGGCGGTGGACGGGAATGGATTTGTCAGCATCAATCCCCAGTCGAACCTGATTTCCATTAATGGCAAGAACAGTGATTTTGATATCATCGCCCAGCATGATTGACTCTTGATTTCGTCTGGTTAAGATTAAAATGGGCCTTCTCCTTATTTATTTGCGATGTAAATACCGTCATCGGTAAGCTTATAAACATAGTCATCACCAGACCATCCTGGAGCGTCAAATCTAATTGCCAGTCCACCACGAACAAGATCATCGAATAAAATAGAGTCAGTACAGCCTTTGTCTGTACCGAAAAAATTACGATCACCTTTTATGGTATGACGCATTAAATCTTTGTGTTTATCGGTTATAAGCATGTTATTTCCTTATGTAATAAAAGGGCCGCTACAGCATATATCAGCGGCAAGAGTTCCCGAGACCTGGGATTAGTAGTTAATCGTTACGTTTGCAATATCCGCGTTACTGATAGCAAGAACAACCTTCTTTGCCATTGCCTCATCAAGCCCGACAGCCATTAGAGACTCTTTCGCAGCCTTACGGATAGCTCCGACATGACGCTTATTAGCTTCTCTAGCCTGAATAGCCTCCTCCTCTTGGCGTAGCAGAAGCTCTTGTCGTGCCATCTCTGCAAACGTAGCCTGTTCTGCGGCGGCATCAGCGTCGATCTTGGCTTGTTTTTCTGCGGCAATACGGTTCTGCTCGGACAGTGCTGCGGCCTCTTGCGCTGCAATCATGTCACGCTCAGCCCGCTCGGCGGCTTTTTTATTCATCGCTTCCCGCTGATCTAGCTCTGCCTGATCGCGCTCTAGCCGCTCTTTCTGCTCGACCAGTAAACGTTCTGCTCGCTCTGTGGCCTCGCGGTTCATGCGCTCTTGTTCCTGGCGCTTGCGCTCCTCTGCGGCCTCGGCTTCAAGGATGATCTTCGCTGCAATGTCATCATCGCGCTTTTCGTTGAGGAGGAGGCCGATTTCATGGTCAGCCAGCAATAGCGCTGCGTCTTTCTCTGCTTCAATAGCAGCCACTCTCTCTGCTTCAATAAGAGCCTGTTCAGCCTCCCAGTCAGTCAACGGCTTGCGGGCCTCATCCCGAAGATCATCACACGCATCGCGTAACTTCTTGCGGTTTGCGTCGACAATCTTAGCCTGGCTTTTCCACTCTGATACCATCTCTTTGCCGATAGCGTCAACAGTGGTTTTTACCTTCGATACCTTAGCGGCCAGTGACGCTGTTTTCTTGCGCCCGCCAACCGTATCCAGGTTATGCTCATAGCCTCGCACGATATCGGTAAGCTCTGTGATTGCAGTATCAACGCCGTCGCCGGTAATGAATGCCTGCTCAATGGTAGAGTCGCGAAGTAGTAATAAATCCTTGCTCATGGTTGATCCTTATTTGCTTCTAGTTGAATTTTACGTTTATCTTTGATTTTATTTAGCTGAACAATTAAGGCGCTATCATCATACAGTTTGGCCTTACCTGCCGCCCCCTTAAATACCTGCTTAAGCTCATTCATTGATGAGGCTGTACTCAATAGACCTTTTACTCCATCTGCCCAGTCTTCGTACTCCTTTTGCTGCGCGGCTCTTTCTTCGATTTGATTCTCCGCGCCCTCAAGCTTAAACTCATTGCCAACAGCCTTAACATAATCGGGATTATCAAATTCACCCATGAAGATGTCAGCATTAAAGCCAAGCTCTGAAAGCCCCTTTGTTTTGGCGTTGGTGACGACCTTTTTCCTGGCCTCGTCATCTATCTTCATGTAGCCATTTGCGCCCTGTGTTTGATAACAAGACTTCTCGCTGGCATGAATTGGTATCTCGCCCCTAACGCCATCGAAATTGAAAAACATAGTTGCGTCGTAAGATAGGATCTTTGTAGTTCCGTATTCACTTTCCTCGAACACCTCACTGCCAATAACAACACCCCAGCCAATGCCCTGAACCCCAAACGCCTCAGTAGCGTTTTTAAACTGATAGATAGGAGATATGGCTGTAAATTTGAATGCGCCTTTTTGCCCCTCCTTTGTGAACTTGGGATTAGTTTTGCTGACGCTATCCCATAGATCAAGATTACTCACAATTGCCACCCCGCTTAATATCGGTATATTGAATCGGCGCGTTGCTAAATAAGGCGTTCCAGTTCGCTACAGCTTCTTCCTGAGTATGACCGCTACCAGCAGACACTGAGCCATTACCTTTATCTGCCATTACAGAAAATAGGTCGTGATCGTACCCAGGCATATGGTCGATAATATAGGGTGCGCTACAGCCGGGCGGCTTGATAATATGCGATGCGATTAACATGATAATTTCCTTTAAGTGAGCGGTAATTATAACTCGTTGTTGGTGGTGGCATCGTTACGGTTTTTTAATGTGCCAGCCTCGTATCGAAACCCAGCTTCAAGAATAACAACAGCAATAGCCCAGGGAACCACAAACCGAAAAACACCAATCTCAGAGACGCCAATATCCCAGCCAATATCAAGAACAAACAGAGCTATAAAGCTAGCTATAATTTTAATGATCATCACTCATCCCCCTCCAATGCATCCGTTGCCTGCTCACCATTGAACAGTCTTTCTTTGTCGATCATGGCCTGGAGTATATCGACCATCACCTTATTAAGCTTTTCTACTCCAGAGTACTGATGATGCATTAGCTCAAATATAGCCTCGGTAGCGTTGCCATCCTTATCAAGGGACAGCTCAATTAGCGCTTCACGGCGGATAGCAGGGTCAGCCATCATTTCGCGCATTCGATCTGAATAATTTGTTAAGTCAGTCATTATCCTGCTCCTTCATTTTCAGAAATACGATACAGGCGGCGCGTAACTTGTCCTTGTCGTGCTCGTTACGCATATGCCTAGCCCATTCAGTAACGCCGTACTCATCGGGCGCTAACAGCTTCCACCAAATGGATTCAATAATTGGCCACGCGTCATTCGGGTTATTGCAGTAGTCGTGATGCTCTTTGTGATGGTGTGCAGGGTTTATAGACCAAACTGAATTAGGATTCCTATCAGTAAATCCAGCGCTGTATGTAGCAATAGGAACGCGGTAATGATCGAGCGCTATAGTAACGGCTACGTTAATCTGAAAGTCACTCCACTCATCGTAATTACGCATAATGACCTCTATTCTGAGCCTCATACTCCAGCATATCAGCCAGCGTATTCTCTTTAGCCTGATTACTTTGATACAGCTCTATGGCCGCCGCTGATCGTCTATCAACACCTTCTCGATGGAGCTTCGCCGATAGTCTGGCCTCATCCACGTCTTCAATATTATCAACGGTATCAAATATGGTAATAATATGGGTGTCAGAAACAGTGATGCGATCATTGCGTACTCCATTATCTAGGAATTCATTAAGTTGATTATCTCTGTAGGCGTCTTCGTTCATATTGTTAACTCCTTTTGAGTTGATGGCTAAATCATATATTAATAATTAGACATTAACAATAGGGAATGTTATATTTATTTCAAATCAACTGGAGTACGAAAATGAAGCGCGTTAATTTTAAAAAGCTACTGGAACAACTCAAGGCTGCCGGCATCCCTCACTATAAGATTGCCAAGCAACTAAAGGTGACGGCCCCTGCCATCAGCCGGATTTACTCTGGCATCACAGCAGACCCTTCACACTCAACCGGTGAGGGTATTATCGCTATGCACAACAAACACGTTAAGGGGATTAAGTAATGGAGCAATATTTTGAAGTGGGCGAAGACGTTATTCTTGAGAGTAAGTTAAATCCGCATTTAAACGGAGAGTGTGTCGTTACAGAGGTATCTACAAAGCCGTCAACATGCGCGTCCACAGGGGAAAGATTTGAATGTAGACCGCACTATAAGTTAACAGTTGATAATCCTTTAGCGAGCTGGTGGAGTCAATCAGCCCTCCGCAAAAAGCACGAAGGCGGCGACAGCTTTGAATCACTAATGGCCAGCTTAAACAAGGAAAAAACCAATGAGCATTAAAGCAATGATAGATGAGATTGATTCCAAAAAGGCGGAGCTGTTAGGCGGCGAAATGGCAATGATGTCAGTAGCCCCTTATAACAGAGGGCTTCAGCACGCGATCGACATCATCAACAAGCACCTGGAGGGCATGGTAATTGTGCCGGAGAATCATTTAGACGCCGCGCTTGATATCGAGCCAAACGTGGGTGGCTGCACTCCAGATCAATCAAGCATTAGGGAACTAGTCTTTAGACATTACAGGGATATGTTTGATAGAGATGAAGCCCATGATAGAACAACGGAATATATCGCCAGTCTTCTAACAACAGCCAAGGAATCGAAATGAATAACGCAGATATGCCAGCAATGCCTAGCGAGTTTAAATACCACAACCCACAGGCCAAGCGTGATTACCATGAGATGAATTCCGGGCTAACCAAGCGCGAACACTTCGCAGCAATGGCTATGCAGGGGATGCTCAATAATGCAGGCCGGAATGGCTATGAATTTACCAATCAAGAAATTATTGCCGATGACGCTGTAAATATGGCAAACGCCCTACTGAAAGCACTGGAGAGCAGCAATGAATAACCAAAAAGGACTAACAACTACCGAGGCTGCCGGCTATCTATTAGCGGCTATACTGGCTTTTGCCCTGGCTGTATCGTATTGCAATGAGGTCGAAGCGGCGTTTATTGAGTGTATTGTTATGCCGGTATGTGAGGTGGTGAAATGAGCGACGGCGATAGATTCTGGAGCAAGGTTGATAAATCTGGTGATAATGGGTGCTGGAACTGGACGGCATCGAAGGCATGGAATGGATATGGGTGCTTTTCTATCAAGTCGCGCCCAATAAAGGCTCATAGGTATTCATGGGAGATTCACAATAGCGAGCTGTATGATGGTGAGTGCGTGTGCCATAAATGCGACAATCCGGCTTGTGTAAACCCCGATCATTTATTTGTTGGAAGTCAGATTGACAATATTGCGGACAGGGATTCTAAAAGAAGAATGTCTCACAAACTAAGCGAGTCTGAGGTCGTATTGATAAGGGGTAGTGATAAGCCTAATGTATTTCTGGCTGCTAGGTACTCGGTTGATCCTTCGACAATATCTCTGATTAAGGGAGGCAAGATATGGAATGGATTAGCGTTAAAGATAGAATGCCGAAAAAAATAGGAAAGGTTATTTGGTATCATCCAGCGACTACGGGTAGGACTAATCACTGCGAATATTTAAGAATTGATATCGGTGATCTTCCAAATCGACCCGCATCGCACTGGATGCCTCTACCTCCTGCGACACTACCAGAGCCACCACAATGATAAACACACTACTATGGGTATATATCTGCTTAATGGGCGCGTGGATTTTGATGGGGCTAAGGTAGGGGCTTTATCGCCCCTTCTTGCTATCCTTTACGGCCTCCGCTATACCCTGCTCTATCAAGTGAGAAACCTTTTTAGATATCTTGCCTTTCTTGTATTTCTCCATGCCGATCACGGCTTGTTTTTGTGCATTATTCTGGGACGCCTTTTTATTTAGCGCGCCCTTGAATATCTGGTTATATACAAAATCCTCAGGGCTCATTTTTTAGCCTCCATCCATTTTCCATTGCAAACGTCTTTCGATATATCACCCAGGCCCTCTACCTCCTCCCATTTCAGGCTCGGGTCTGATGTTGCGCCGCTCATTTTCAACCGAACAAACCCTGTTCCGGCGCCGGCATAAACATTACCGTTTCGCTTATATGCAGAAACCTGCTTATAAATTCCACGCTTATATACGATAATGGTTGCGTCGTCGATAACCTCAAATCCAATGCTCATTTCTTTTTCCTTGTTAGCCATTTATAAAAAGTTCCTGCCGTCTCTACCGCATGATTCTCCATCCCCTGGCGCAACAAGTCATTATCATACTTCAGGGCCTTAACCTCCTTCAGAAGCGCCGTATGCCTATCAATCAGCACCCCTATCATCTTCTCGACCGTTTGCTCCTGGTAGGTTAGCTTTGCCCATACCTCGCTAAGGAGTTCGGCTGTGTACCCTCTGGTGCCGGTTACTACAAGGGCATTCTCTACCCGCTGCTTTAGATCATTCATGTGCTGCCCTTATTTATACTGGTCTAATCCGCCTTGAGCAGCGTTAGCGCAAGTTCGTAAGCATGCCTTCAGGTCGATAATCGTAAGTTCAAGCTCAACAATTCTTCGCCCTGCATAATGCTCGGCTTCTGTCTTAGATGTATTGGGATGCTTTAACATCATATCTAGACACTCATCATCAGTTGGTGTTCCTGTATTTTCTGTCATAACTACGCCTTATTGGTCTATACTTGTTAACGGAACGAACCCGACTGTACGTTCTGGAGGTGACTCCAATCTGGAACTGGCCGGCCTAATCAAAGCCGGCCTTTTTCGTTTCTTGATCCCTCATTCATAATAAATGGAATAACCGCCTGATAAGCCGTCTCTTTTTCAGCTATATATTCATAATCATGCGGCAGCGACTCCCTAATAAAATCAATAAGATCGTCTGAGAATTTAATCCGCTCAATAGCATAAGAATCAGCAGTAATTAGTCTTTTCAAGATCTGGCCAATAGTCATACATCACTCCTAATAAGTTAAACACCATAATACTCGTTATCGCCCCCGGTGACTGTTAACGTTTGTTAATGATGGGACATACACAAACCTCGTTGTGTATGATGAATTGAGATATAACATACATAAAAATACCCCTCAGAGTTGCATCATAAGGGGCTGGGGTGGTGCTACACACTGTGTAGGAACGGTGTTAAATAGTGAATGGCTCTTGAAGCTGCGATAATGACAAGCAGCGCTGGTGATCAAGCCTTTTATTTCTCTCTGCTAGATTAGCAAAACTTCGCTGTATGCGAGCTAAGTCAATACTAGTTAGCGCCTGAGCCTCACGGACTGCTGCATCAATATCTGCTTGTGTCATACCCATAATTACACTCCAGGTTTAATCGGTGAACTTGTACGCCAGTATATCGGCCTTCCTTTGGGCGCGCGACCTCACTCTGCATGCCTTGCACCGGGTGTGGGCTCCACCTAAGTGATCCGGAACCAATTTCCTAACCCGAATGAACCACCGCCCTATATGGATCTCAAATGCCACCATGGACGTCGGGAAGATTCGATGCTTCATAGCCATCCCCTAAAATAGTTTTGTGTCTTTAACAACACGGCCATTGAGAAGTGCCAATATGCCGCCAGCAATCTGCTCCCTTGATGCCATTGGATGAACTGGCATTGTGCGAATTGCATAAACACCATTAGCTTTTAGCTCTATTACCTTTTCCTCTAGCTTTTCGATGTTAGTCATACCGTCTTCACCCTAGCGTCGCCATCAGGACAGGTTTTAGTACAGGCCGCAACAAAGTCATCAGATAGTTGTTTGACGGCGGCAACCAGCTCGTTAAGCGTTTTAATCTTTTCTGCATCAGTCATATCGACATAGGTCATAGCTATCTCCTAAATAGGCGGCATGTCAGCCGGCCCGTCTTCTTTCACGATAAGGTATGTCTTTTTGAATATGTCGGGCTTGCAGGGGTAAAACATCCTGTTCTTATCGAAAGGCTCTTTTATGATCATGTCGCCGATATTTGCAAGCATGTCACCTTCGCTTGTTTTTATAACCAAGCCGCCTTCACCCTTGCTATGATCAATATAGAAGTCTCTGCCAGTTGCGCCAATATATTCATTGCTGCCACCACCAAGAAACTCAAACATCCCCCGATGATTCTTCCCGTCCCATTCCATGAAATCAATTCTTACCGGTCGCTTAACGGCACTTGGCATAGCTATCTCCTCAATAGATTATTTATTGTACCACGGGGTAATCGACACCTAAATCGGCGCACTTTTTTTAGTCATGCATCCAGATATGACAATCATAAACAGGTCAGGCTTGTCTGTATGCCAGTCTCTCAGCGTAGAAATCGGAATAGTAGAAAGTTCTGACACCTCCTGTAGCGATTTAAATCCGCTTGCTTTAGCGAGTTGTGATGGTGTGGTGCTCAAAATACTCTCCTTTTGTCTATGTTGTTGTTTCGCTTGTGATTTCAGTGGTGACCAAGTTAAATGATTTTATATTGCGATGGCTTAACTACTCCGCCGCCTAGTGATAAATCCTTGCCGTTTATTTTCTCGGATCGTGCGCGCCATGTTTCGCCGGCCTGCATGGTAAAGCGAGGCAGGTAGATAGCCTCGGTAAATTCGATCATCACCATAGAGGGGCGCATTACACCGCCTCCGAGTAGCGACCTTCTTCATAAAATACTACGGTGAAAACTTTTTTTCCTTTAGCTTTGCGAGCTTTGATCCACTGGCGAGTAGCACCTTTATGTTCGTATTCTTTCATGCTGATCACTACTGCTTTATTGGTCTTCAGTGCTTGCTCTAAGGTTGCGAAAGTTTTCATCTTGTCTTGCTCCATGTCTTTAGTTGATGAGTTAATAATACACGGTATTCGCACATAAACAAGCATTATATTCGATATTCGTGCATTTATTTATTAGTTGTCGATCGGACTTGTGCTATTACCATACTGCTATATAATGGGTGGTGTAGTTAGGCGTGTGGAAGCGCTTGGATTGGTAGAGAGATAGGGTCAATAAGTACAGGTTTTAGAGAGCGCGGGAAATACTTCCACGTATCTCTTTACCAACCCCATCTCTAGGGTCTGTATTTATTGGCCTTTTTTGTTTTCTGTGTGTAGCTCAGCTTGGTTAGAGTGCTCGGTTTGGAACTGAGGGGTCGTAGGTTCGAATCCTACCACACAGACCACTTTTGCTCCCTTAGCCCAATTGGCAGAGGCGCTGGATTTAGATTCCAGAGGTTCTAGGTTCGACTCCTAGAGGGAGTACCATTTCAAGACCATAGTCTGTATTGATAAGAGTAAAGGGAATGTTGTTCCGGAATTAGCTACCGGATTCCTGTTGGTGGTGATTGAGTCTCTATTACCTTGGGCAAACTAGCGTAGCCTGGGCAGATGACAGCTAGACACCTTAGCCAGCACTCTTACCAATACAGATTATACCTCCATAATGAGCCTGTATATGTGGTGAGCATGCGGAACCTAGAGTTAATAAACTGACTCGAGTTAATAGACTGACTTCAATGGAACCAATGGCTCCCTTCATATACAGGTTCACCGCCTACTGCCAGGTTCATGGCATCCAGCAAATTGTCACCGGTCGATCCGGGTAATCAAAGCAATTAGCAATACTAGATTCGATCAGCACTAGCGGCAGCCAGGAAACGGGCCAAGCAAAGCCATCTTCCCTCTACGATAAGATGCGCGGATTAAGAGGGGTGCAGGTACAGATATCCTATATAGCTCAGGATCGTGCCTTAAACAGCGATTACGTGAATATGAATACCTGAGTAGCTTTAAGCGTAAATCTCCTATGTAAGCCTTGTTCAACGGCTCTAAACTTGGCTAGTTCATCCGGCAAGATGTAAAAAGGTTCGCTGATAAGTGATTGATGATAGCCAGTTATAATGAAGTGTACGGAAGTAGTTAGGTTGATGAGTAGTTCACCAACCCCTCTTAATTGACGATATGGGAAAATATTATGAATGATCCAGAATGTAAATTGCTTAGACTAGCCGATGCATGCAGTGACGCATTGTTTGGCGGTGAATGTGGCTGGGAGAGCATGGACTTTGACCATTTTGTTACTGAGTGCGCCAAAGCTATACAGGAAAGAAATCGGCTAGTAAAAGCACTTGAATACTCACTGGCAGCCTTATCACACGGCTCTGTATCGGTAGTAAGCAAGCAGGTCGCTGAGATGCTAAAAGATTAATTGACAGCTATGGGAAAATACAATGAATGAAGATTCAGGAGTTCAACGAAAGCGATCTAAGTCGGCTGTCGTATGGCCCAACAGCTTAAAGCCATGCCCATTGTGCGGCGACAAAGACGAATTTATTTCAACATTTCATAACGGATTAGATTTATGGAGCGTTTCGTGCTGTAGGTGCGGACTACATTTAGAGATACCGGGAGGCGGGTTTTTTACTGAAAGCGAGGCTGTTATCGCCTGGAATACTCGCACCCCATCCACCAGCATATAAGAGAGGGTTAATATAATGAAGATTATCAAGCGCATTGAACTTGCGGCATCGGCAGCTGGCAGATGGTCAGATCAGTACGGCCCTAATTTTGATACATTCGGCGCCCTTGATAAAAAAGCCATCCATGAGAATCTTTTGGCGCTTGGTGAAAATCCATCTGTTGTCGATGTAAACAAGACCATTGGGAATACCTCTTGGACTAGAGCGACTTGCGGCGAATGCCAGGTTGAGGGCTTTGACGAAGTTATTATGGTTGGCGAGGAGCCTGATTATGAGAGCAGCACAGCCTGCCTATGTAAATCATGCCTACAGAGCGCTCTAAGGATTTTTAACCACACATAACACTACGGGAGAACATAATGGCTAACGAAAGGCTACATATTATATGCGGGAATTGCGGTTGTAATGATAATTTTGAATGGCAGCATCAGCAGGGATTAGTCGCTAACGGAGAAAAGATAAGCGACGAGGATACCTGGGTTTGGTGTCGCAACTGCTCAACCCTTCACTCTCTGAATGATAACGCCGACAACGTGGACAAATCGTAACCCAACCACCTACCGCAAACAGCTACAATAACGGCTAAACACAACAAGGAATAGAGCGATGGCAATGAACAAGAAAGAAAAGGCGCACATTGAAGATTTAAAGGAAATGATCGAGATGGGCGATATTCTTTTGGCGCTCAGGCTTACCGAGAATGTTCCGTGTGATGTGCCAATCCCTGTCGGATCTTATTCGGATATAGTTAATGGGTATTCGTTCAACAGTCACAGCATGTCTGTATCGGAATCATGCAGCAGCAGTATTAGTCATGGGTGGAAGCATGGAGAAACAAGAAGTCAGAATCCTAGAGAACAATACAGCACAAAGCTGCTTGCATTCAAAGCTATGCGCCATGATATGGAGTTATTATACGCAAAAAATCTGCGGAAAATTGATCTTATTATTGATGCACAGTCAGCCGCATAACCCCCTACATAGCTAACATAAAGGATACTGAGATGGATAAGTGCAGCCCAGTAGAAATGCGTAAAAATCTGGAAATAGTCGAACGGTACAGAGCTATCGGCATTGATTTTGTTGCCGTACCTGTGATGGATTCATCGCACAAGTGTCAGCTTATCGCGCAAAGCAATGAGGTGCTGGAATACTTGGCAAGAGAGATGGAGGATTAACCCCATTAATAACACCCACCACAATTAGCCCACTAAGGATAGAGATATGACACCAGAAAGCGAAGGCTGGACAGAAGGCCATCAAGAAAATAGCGAGCCTGATTTTTATGGAAAATGGTTCGATGTTGATAGAGAGCTGCCAGAAGTTGATTTTAATCAAGCCTGGAGAACCGCTAAAGCCTTTCCTGTTTATACAGAATCGGTAGGCGTTACCTATGCATATTTTACCAGAAAGGGATGGGTTGAGTCTCATATATATGGCGAAGATCATGGGGACATGGCATATACGGGTGGCGTTCATGAAACAATGTCAGACATCACTCACTGGATGAATATTCCTAGCGACCCAGAACTTTAACCTACCCCATAACAGTAAGGACAGATATATGGAAATAATCCTAAAGGATGAATCCTATTTCGAAGTAGACCAAGCTGATATTATCTACTGGGCTGGAATCTATACCCGCATAGACCCATATCACGAATTAATGAAGATGGGCGCATGGTGCCTAGCTAACCCTGCTAAGCGTAAAACTAAGGCCGGTATCAAGCGTTTTATGAACTCCTGGCTATCTAGGGCTGATGAGAAGGGTTGTTCCATAGCGATACCCTTACAGGAGTCACTAGTCGATGTCACATGGGTGACTGATCCGGTGCTAAGGCTGGAGACTCAAGAATACTTTGTCGAGAAGTACGGATTTTATGTGCTAAACGGCCAGCGGGTTGAGGGAATGGCTACGCATGAGCAGAAGCTAATACAGAGCAGCCTGTGATACTTATACATTATTTGATAACAATT